TTATATATATCAGCACTATGTGCAGCAAAAACTCCTTCACTATAATATTGTCCAGTGCGTTTTCCATTCTGATCATACTCAGCTAGTTGATACCTTAATCTATCTCTTACTAAAATTCCTTTTCCATTAGATGGAAACTTAAAGTCAGCACCTAAGTTATTTACTTCAAGATTTAAAACAGTTTCACCTTCTGGTACACCACCTCTTATAACTTCATTTCTACCTAACCTGCCGTTATCCTCCATACTAAAGACACGTCTAAGTACAGTAAAACCTTTGTCTGATACTAAAGCTAAACCGTGACCAGGTATCTTCTCTTGAAATACACCTTGACTAAAGTAACTCATAAATAACTGTTCAGCCTTAGCAATACTAATAGGATTGTTTATATTGTATTTTACTTCACCAGTTGTAGGATCAACAGTAAAAAACTCCATAAGATTCGTGCTAGCTTTAGATGCTTTTAATGAGTTTATTGCATACTTTAAAAAGACTTGTAGATTGGGTGTAATAGTATTTTTTTGCTTGCCTAATGAAAACTCAGACATTAAACCTTCAAAAGTATATATAAGATTTCTTTTGTCTTTAAACTTTAGTACAATTCTTTTACTTAACGTTTTATTATACAACCTTCTTACATCACCAATATCTTTAACATTAGGCATTCCTTTTATTTGTACAGGTGTGCTATCTATTTGTTCAGATGTAGCCAAAGCTTTTATCTGAGATTGCTCAGTTATTATATCTTTATTGGTTTTTGTTTTTACTTGCTCTCTAAAATACCTTGCATCTAATTGTATTGATGGTTCTATTATATCATTTCCAAATGATTGCACATTAGTCTTTAACATTTTAAAAGCACTCTTTGGTCCGGCAAAAGTAATATCACCTAAGTTTCTTTCCATTGCTTCCATGTTTAATCTTAACCTATTCAGATCAGGATTATTTTTTGTAAGATCTTCCGTTAAAGCAATAGCAGAAAACTTTATATAAGTCTTACCATCAAAGTAAACATACTTCTTAGAGTTTAACATTTGATTAGTTTTAGCTAAACCTTGAGGTCCATATAAATCTTCTGCAGTAAGAGGTGTGCCATCCTCAATTTTGTCCAATGCTAGTGCTCCAGCTTTTGTTAAATTTCCTAGTGATGATTGTGCATGTCTATGAAATTTAACTGTTGTAAATACTTGTGCATCTGCATTATCTATTGATTCACCATTAAACTCAGAAAATATTGTTGGCTCATTTAAAATTATAGCATTTATATTTTCAGTACTTTCAAATACACCAAATTCAGGATTAGATACAGGAGAATATATACTATCTCCAGCAGCATTCTGTCCTTTAGCTCTTTTAATTTGCTTTATAGAATCTTCAAGTATTACAGCTTGATCACCTAATAATAATTCATTTAATGACTTAGTATTTAAATAATCATTTAAAAATATTTGTTTTAAGTTATGAGTTTTATTATCTGTTAAGTTAAGTTTTCTAGATGCTGCTCTTGCATTTTGTTGTGCTACAGCTCCTTCAACTCCATCTAATAAACCTTTCTCTAAAAGTCTAGATATTTTACTATCTACTTCTAAAGTGTTTACCATCTCCATAAAAGATTCAAACTTTTTATCAAGCTGGGTTTCTATTATTGTGTTTATACTCTGACTACCTAAAGCTTCTTTAACTGCCTTATCAAAAGAAGGTGGGTTTTCTTGTGTAGCAGATATCTCTAGTGAATCTTTTAGCTCTTGAGAGATTAAATCTTTTGCATTAAACATAAGATTCATTCTCATCAAACCATCCTGATCTGGAACATTGTAACCTTCTATTGCTTTTGGGATCTGTATTACATCACCTGTCTTAGTAGTAATTTCTTGAAAAGGTAAATTTCCTTCCTCACTATTTTCTCTGACAATTCTATTATACTCATTTTCTATAAAATCAGATACATGACCTAAGTAGTCAGGAGATATTCTTAACCCTTCATCTACTGCTTTTACAACAGGTAATAATACTTGATCATTTGTATTAGAAGATTCCATTATCCTAATTAAGATTGGTGCTACTGCAGCAGAATCCATTTTAGTTTTTAAAGTGTTATTCCTAGAGTTATAATCAAACAAGTAATTGTTTATAATAGATGTAGTAAGTTGTTTAGGTGTAAAACTGCCATACTCTGTTGTACCTATAACACCATCTTGATATGAATCTAGATTAGCACTTCTATCTAATGTCTTAACTTCTTTTAAACCAGATAACCTTAAAATTTGTAGCTGGTTAGCTTCTGACATGCTTAAGAATTCTTCACTATTTAATAGATAATTATTTTGTAAAAATTTATCTGATTCTAATCTATTTATCTCAGCCTCTTTATTTAAATTATAAACTTTTTCTAAATGAAATGTAGGCTTCTGATGTGCATTGACTAAATCACCATTTACATTTCTAAATACTGACAAACCAACTGTCTCATCAAGCAATGCATTATTAACAGCTAATTTTTTTAATCTTGAAATTGCCCCTTCATTTTCTGAATTAAATAAATCTCCATTTTCTTTAATAATATCTTGTAGCCAAAACATATCGGCTGCTAGAATAGGCTTTACTTCATTATTGAATTGAAGTATAGATTCTTGATTGCTAGTTTCTGTTTGATTTGAGGCAGACAATATACTATACTTAACATACAACGGACTTAACTTAATGCCCACACCTTCAAATAAATCTTGTGCTAATTTTTTAGATATGTTATCTAAAGGAACATCCTCATACCCTTCTGGTTGAATTAACTCATCATAAATAGCATTAACTGATCTTGTAGCAGCTTTTTTCTTTTCTTTATTTATTTTCCAATCTAAAGACTTAGTTGTATAAGCTTGACCCCATAGTTCATTTTGAGTATGTGTGTCATCTCTCTCAGCCGCTGAAAAAGATATTACTTCATTGGTATTGTCTTGTTGTAAGAATATCCAATTTACTTTATAGTTAGTAAATCCTTTTGTAATTTGATTAAACAACAAAGGATTTTTGATTTCCTGAGGCAGTTGTATATCAGATATCTCAGATACATCATGATAATTTATTCCTATATCATTAAATATGCTTTCTACTGCAGCTTTAGTATTAGGGTTATTACCACTAAATGTATACATGCGTTGTAATATCTTTAGAGGATCTGTCTCATTCTTAACAGATTTGATTATACCATTGTAAGTTTTAAAAGAGTTTATTGGTATAACTAATTTTTCACCACTTTCTAATTGCTCATTACCAAATGCATCTGTATATGGCATTGTTATAGTAGAAAGGTATTGTCTTATATATGTTGGTAAAGATGCCAGCCCTCCACTCATATATGCTTCTTTACCAAACTGAGTTACATTTCTTAATCCTTCATTGTTTTCATACTCATCAATATTGTTATCAATGATTTGTTGTTGTACATCTATAAGTTGTAAAACTTCAAATACAGATTTGTATACTGGGCTATCTTCAATCTTTTCTGATGCATTAAATGTAAGTGCATCATGTATTCTTTCAAGTTGCTCAATGGCCGCTATATTAGAAGCTTCTTGAGAAGAATTATACTTACTATTAATTGGGTTTGTTACGTTATATAACCAAGCAAAATCTTCTAGTACATCTTCAAATATATCTGCATTACTTATTTCTGGATCTATGTTTTCAGTTTTTCTACTAACATAACTAGCAGCCATACTACTAATTAAATTATTAGCAATGTTACTATCTAGATATAAATAACCTTTACTACCATTAACTTGCAAACCTTCGTATGGTAATATAGCATTAGCTATAATTACTTGTGGGCTTGGGTCTAATGTAAAATCATTAGCAACTACTGATGCTTGTGCATATTTGGCAGAATCAATATTCTCAAACAATGTTTGCAGTTTATTTTTATTGTATGTACTAAATAATGATTTAAACCATTCTATTATTCTTGTAAAGAATGATTTAACTTCTGCATCTATTTTTGTTTCTTTAGGATTAGTTTTAAATATTTCAAACTGATCCGCCATGTACTCTTCATAGTATCTGTTTTCTAATTCTATATCAGACATATTAGCATAAGTGTCTGCAGAGTTTCTGAACTTTTTTAGTTCAGTTGAAATTGATTTGCCTTCTGACCTAAGTGATTCTCTCTTTTGTTTTTTAGCAAAAGACAATAAACTTTTTTGTTCTTGTGGTGTAAGTAGCATCCTATATACACCATGAAAAGCTTCATGATATCTAAAAGGATTAGATGCTCCAGTATATAATGTACCACTTGCTCTTAACCCCCCACTTACAGAAGATAGATCTAAAGCAAATGCTCCAACTCTAACTCCACCAGCTTTCATATTATTACCTAGTGATTCAATATCAGCTATATTAATAAATGAAGGCAAGTTTGTTTTAGCCCACTCAGTAAATATATTGATGTCTTCTACATCTCTTTTGGATAACCTAGGAGATAAAATTTTATTAGCTGGACCAATCAGGTCCTCTCTTTGCTTTAATAAGTCTTGATATATTTTATCTTTTCTTAATGCTCTTACCTTTTTCTTTTCACCTACTTGTTCAGATATCTCTAATTCTCTTTCAGCTATCTGATTATTTATTGCATCTATAGGAGTTTGTGCAATTAGAGTAAGGTCAATATCATTTTTTTGATCTTTAGTAACTGTAACTTTTAATATATCTTCAATCTCTTGACTCTTGGCTTGACGTATTGCCCTCTCTCTTTGTGAAAGTTGTTGACCTGTTTTAATTTTATCAGCAATAGATTGTATTACTTTAATTTCTACTACACCATTATTAGTAAATTCTAAAAATGCTTCACTAGATATAGTATCATCTTCAGACTTGTCAAATGCTTTTTCAACATTTTCTTGACTTATCTTATCACCAAGATTAGTAATTGCTCTAGCTCTTGCTCTAGCAGGATCCTCTCTTCTTTCTTCAGTATCTTCTACTCTTTTTAATTTATCTGGCTCAAGTTCTGTTCTAGGTCTAGCTAAGAATATACCTTTATCTTTTGTAGCTTGGATAGCACTAGCACTTGCCTCAACATTAATAAACTGACCTGTTCTAATTTCTGGACCTAGCTTGGTAACTAAGTCTTGCATTAACATGTCTATAGAAGCATCTAATGGTATTGACTTTCTAAAGTTGTTGATACTTAAAGTCTCTACACCAACCTCATTTCCTTTTGGATCACTAATAATCTTTTCAGAAAATCTTTCCAAATGCTGTATTGTAGTTCCTTGCTTTTGTTGATCAGCTGCATTATAATATACTTTGCCTTTTTTACCTGTATACTTATTAAATAGATCTGCTCTTAATGCCCCATCAGGTGCAACATCTATAGTTACATTTACTCCTTTTGGCCCACTAATAAAGAACTCACCATAATCTTTAATAAATTGTAATTTAAACTCATCATTAAAACCTTTGTCTTTAATAACTTTCTTACCATTCTTAGTAGTCATGTTATCTTTATTAGCAACACTTGCTTGCTGCAATAAATCATTAAACATTTTAATTACAGTATCTTCTTCTACTCTAATTGCTTTTGCAGTTGCTAATGTCATTAATCCGTTAGGCTGTTCAATAGGCATTATATATCTATCAGTATAACCTCCATTTGGACCAGTCTTATCACCGCTTATCATTTTATTCCAAAGACCTGCATCTTTAAGATTATTTTCTATTCTATCTGCCAATTCAGTTTTAGCATCAGATTTTAAATTAGATATAATTGTAGGTTCATCACCTACCATATTACCAGCAGAATCTCTTTTTATATCATAGATAATTATAGCACCATCTGTAGTAGTACTTTGAGATAATTGACTTAATGAAATTTCTGGGTTAGTTCCTTTTTTATAAGCAGGTATACCATCACTTCTTGTTATCTTTAACCCTTCTGATAAAGTACCTACAGTCTGATCCTTAGATATCATATCATTAGCAAATGAAACTAGAACTGCCTGTGTATCATAATCATTACTAACTTGATCTAATGCAGATTGCATACCTTGATTGTTGCTTGAAGGTATAATTATGTTTTTAGCAAAATCAGTTGTCATAGCTGATGGAACAACAACCTTACCTTTAGCATCAACAAAATATAAAGAATCATTAGGTAAGAAAGCAATAGTACCTTCACCCCTTTCATTTACAAGCCTGCCTTCTATTATAGGTAGCTTGTTGTCTGTTAGCATTTTATTAAAATCTACAGTCTGATCTTTACTTAACTTAAGAGCAATAGTATATCTCTCTCTTTGTTTTTTAATATATGGGTTAGCCTTACTTTCATCATTACCATAAAATCTATTATCCTTTATAGGCTCATTTATCATTTCATTCTCTTGAATGTCCACAATTAAATTTTGGAAATCAGCAGGTGTCAATGAATTAAGAAGAAACTTATAAGCTTCTGGTGATAAAGGAGTGTATGCTTTGGTTACTCTATCAGAGTATAACTTGTATGTATTAGTTGGCAAAGTATCAAAAGATAATTTTTCTAATTCATAATTAACAAAGAAATCTAATTCACTTACAGGTTTACTATTGTTGTATCTTGTCTTATAGTCATTAGTATAAAACTCAGAAGGAACAATACTAATCATACCTCCCTTATTAGCTGTACTATTTATTCTAAATTCTTCACCTGTGTTTTTATCATATATAGACATGCCTTTTGACACAGCTTGTCCATCAAACATAAACGTAGAACCATCAGATATTTCTCTATCAAGTATATCCAATAATCTTTTAGCTTTAGATAGATCTGTAAAAGTACCTGTCTCTCTTATATCTGTTGATATAATATCTAACTGAACTTGTGATAAGCTACCTCCTTGTTTATCTATAATCTTATAAAATGACCCACCATCAGTTACTACTTCTGTAATGTCAAACATTACACCTTCTGCTACAGGGGGTTTTGATTTAGATACAGTTTGACTATTTTCAGTAGTAAATATATCCATTGTTAGGTCTAATGCATTAAGTATATCTACAACTGTTGGATCTTCTAATGCTACTTTACTATTTAAATAATCTTGAAATCCTTTTTCTGTATTTAAATCTTTCTGAGTTGGTACTCTTCTACGTGATACTTGTTGACCATTTTCTGTTACAAAAATATCATATCCTTTACCCCATACTCTTTTTAATGCATCATATGCGGTTTTAATTCTTTTACCATCATCAGAAACTCTCCAATCTGCAAATTCTTTTGCATCTTTAGTAAATGCAGATTCTTTATATTTACGGTACTCTGTTTCAAGTATATTCTTTAACATAGGTGATCTTGTAGTATCTCCTATTTGTATATCATCTATGCCTGCATCCTGTAAAGTTTCTTCAACATCTATTTGTTGCTGAGTGCTTTCATTAGATTTAAGGTCTCTAACATCTTGTTCTCTTTCTGTTAAGAGTTTATAATTTAATATTTCAGCAATTATCTTTTTCTGTATTTCTTGATCTTCATTTAACTGTATAGCACCACCAAGAGCTCTACCATCAATACTAAACTCACCTCTATTTAAACCTTCATATAAACCCTCAACGCCTATTTCACCAGATAAAAAATCTCTAATTAGTTCAGGCTTCATGTAAACATCATACTGAGCTATGGCATTTATTAACTTATTTTTTTTATCTGCCTCTAAGTATTGTTCTGTTTGATGTCTATATATTTCTTTTCTATTCTTAAATAAATATTCAAAGTACTCTACATTTCTTTGAACAATCTCAGCAGTAACTTCTGGGTTTGCCATAATGTTAACTGTTTGAGAAAATGCAAAAGCATCTTCTTGTAGTGCCTGATGATCAATTAATTTTTGTAATAAAGTATCAACTACTTCTGGATTAACATAATCAGACTTATCACCTGCAATACCATTTAAATAAGTTTGTAAAGCACTCTTTATTGTTTTTGTTTTTGCTCTATTAAAGAAACCTTTCTTAGTTAGATTTTTAGGGTCAGTTAAAACAGCATAATATCTTTTTAAATCTTTTAACTTTCTTTTATCTTTCTTAAGTTCAGAGGCTGGTGTACCAGCATCTTCTTTAGCTTTAATTTCTCTGGTAAGCATTTTTATTTCTGTATCAATGCTTTCTGCATTAACAAGAACTCTTACATCTCCATACTTTTGCTTTGTAAAAATAGGCTCATTCTCAAAGGACTGTTCTATATCAGCTTGTCTTTTTACTGCATCTATAAATGATTCTTTAGAAAATATATATAACATCTTTGCTTGATCAACAGCTCTGTTATGAAACATAGCATCTCTATACCCTTTACTTGACTCATCATACTCTGATACATCAATTTTCTTTTGTTCAAACATTTCATCTGTTGACTTTGATGCTATCCTTTCACCAAATTCATTTATCCTACCTAACTCAGCTATAAATTCTTCTCTTAACTTTTCTGGACTTCTACCAAAATCTTTTATGTCAAATGCTTCAGCTAGTTCAGTATCAGACATTTTAGAAAAATCAGTAACCATATCTCTATATAAACCCATGGTACCCTTTTTATACTTACCGTATAAATTATAAAAACGTGAAAAGTTTCTACCATTCATATAATCATACTTATCATTTAAAGCAATAGATAAGTTTGCCATACCTGCTTCTTGGTCCTGCAATGCAGCACTCATTTTAGCAGGGTCTAATAGTAAATCAAGTTCCCCCAACTGTGTGCCCATCTGATTAGCTTGAGATATTACATCATCAATTACAGATTCTTCCTTTTCTCTTTGTTGTTTAGCATAATCAACAACTTGTTTATCACCGCTTGGATCAAAATATTTGCTATTAGAAACTTTAGCACGTGCAGTACTAAAAATAGAAGGTACTCCTGTAAACAAGACTTGTTGATATGGTCCCATCATACCACCAATTAAAAATCCAGATGCAAATGTTTCTAATCCTTGCTTAGTAAATATTTCTTTACCAGCAGCACCATAGAATCCAGACATAGTAAGAGCACCTCCCTGTGTAGTTTCTCTTAATGCTGCACTATAGTATCCTCCTACTGCAGCTGATATTGCTTCTTGAGATACTTCTTGTGTACCCTCAACAAGACCACTAGCACCATATCTAAACATCATGCCTCCTGTAGCTTTTGCAGCACCTTTCCAAGAACCTAATTTAAATCCTGCCTTAATTTCTTGTGGAATAGACTTAAGCATGTATTTGCTTTTCTTTGCATATTGACCAGGGCCAACTCTTAACATTCTATTTAACTGAGTAGTTGTTCCTTGATTTAATTTTTTTGCCCAACTTCCAAATACATTCTTAAACACAACCCTGTTGGATGCTGCTATTATTGCAAAATTAGGTGCTAGCGTTTTCCAAGATGCTTCAGATGAAGCTAATTGAATTTCTTTCATTTCTTCTGGAGACACACCGTTACCATCAGAATTAAAGTTAGCATATCTCATACCATTATTTAAAACAGTATTATAAACTAGTCCCGCTTCCATTTTAGATTCAGCTAATGCAGCATTATACATTCTCATATCTCTATAAAATGCACCAAATACTTCTGTATTCTTTCCTATATTATAAGCATTCTGAAAAGTATTACCCGTAGTCTTCCAATTTTTTATTGTATGAGCCAGCTCAGGAGTTAAGAGATGAAGTCCTCCACGGCCAATACTTCTTAAAGATTTACCACTTTTGGCAAAATCATAAAACTTTTTAGCATAAGCTATATTATCAAAGTTTTTTACTAGATTATAAGAAGCTTTAAAACCATTTGCTATTGTCTTAGGTATTCTTGTAAGTGTAGCTAAATTCTTTAAAGTTAAAGCACCAAATGCTGCTAATGAACCACCCCCTGTTGGTGCAGCTCCTGCAGCTGCAAGACCTGCAGCAATTACTTCTTCTACTGCAATCTGATAAACTATACCTGCAGAATAAGCCCAATTCAAAGCAGTGTTTGCAAAAAAACCACCTACACTACCTGTAGTACTACCACCCAATCTCATTGCTTCTTCCATAGTAACTGCACCCTCAAGATCTGGAGCAGTTGTATATCCTTCACCATCAAACAAATCACTTAATGATCTGTAATTTGCAAATCTACCACTTCTAAACAGGCTGAAAAAATTAGGTGTAAATCTAGTTAAGAAATCACCGCTTGTCTCATTTTGATTATAGACTTTATCCATATCTGCATATGGGGTAAATCCTATATCACTAAATATATCTGTAGGGTAGTACTTGTCAAAATTAATTGACTTAGCATTTGCCCAAATAGGATTGGGAAGTTCAACAGTTGTTTCTAAAGGTGTTTGCCAAATTTCATCAAAGGCAGATGTAGATCCTAATTCTGTAGGAATAGAAGGGGCAGCATTTATAACAGAAGAATTAGCACCGGCTGATATGTTAGCTAATGTAGCTGGTGATATATTATCCATAAGACCTTTATACATAGATATACTCTTATCATACTCATCACTTACTTCATTACGCATGTCAGGAATTAAATCTTCTATGCTCTGATAAGGCAATGATGTATCTATTGGATTTACATCTACTGCGTCCTGTGCTATTCTCTGTTGAAGATCATAATCAGGCTGAGGCATTTTTATATTCTCGTCTGCCATAAACTTTAGTTATTGTTGTGGTTTATAATTCTTAGCTTGATTATACATATCTTTTGCTTGTTCAGTAGTAGAACCAGGGTTATTTAACATATAATCTTCAATAAACTTTGTTTCAGATAATTGTTTTGCTCTTACCTGATAAATGGCTAAATTATTTAATCTATCAAGTTCTTTAAAGTTTTGTTGTAACTTTATAAATCTACTATTTAAATCAGCTGCATAATTTATATTACCTTTTTTTAGTATAGCAGCATTCATAGGTTGTCTTGTATACTGCATACTTACATCAGTAGAATTAGGATTATATACATTAGTATATCCACTAATACTTATTGTTCCATCTCCCAAATCTTGAAAAACTATTTCTCCTGGAGAAAACCCTGCTGTTAAATTTGTTTCATCTTTATAACTAAAAGATTGAGTATTACTCAAATTCATCATTTGTTCAATGTAAGATGAACCTTGTATAATGTTTAAGTTGTTAGGGTTTATATCTTTATTACCACTTCTATCAAAAACCATTAAAACACCCTGATTCATTACTTTAGTCCAATCTGAAAAAGCTTCAGAATCATCTTTATAAATCTTTTTTATCTCATTTTTAAATGCAGTACTAAAGTTATGAATCTTATAACCACCCATAGGACTTCTAGTTTCATCATCAATCTTAGTAGCTCCTAAGTTTGGATAGTATGTCATTGTAAATTCTCCTTTAGTTGCTCTATTTTGTAAGCTTGAAAATATTTTTTTAGCAATAATATTTTCATCTTCAGACAAATCTACCCCAGCTTCAATATTAAAATTATTAAAATCTTTTATGTCCGTTGGAGCAGGTAAAAAACTAACCCTTGTTTCTGGATCAGCTGTTGAACTAGCTAATTGATTTAATGCAGTACCTAAAACTTTATCCATAGCAGATCCTGCTTCTGGTTTTACAGAACCTGTAGCACTCATTGTTGGTACAAAACCAATATTGCCCCATGGTGAATTAGGATTATACCCAGCTGTTAAACTAAGATAAGAATTACCACCTATAGTTTCATAGCTTGAATTTATTTCTTCTGCATAAGCCGTCCATAAAGCTTTAGACTTACCAGCTATTGCAGCCTCATCTACAATAACACGCTCATTATATGTACCTGTTTTTCTACTACCAGTTTTTTGGATTTTTGACCAATCTTCTCTATCAGCACCAGCATTTTGATCTCCACCAATACCTGACACATCAAAGTTTTTTATTTTTCCAGATAATGCTTGATCTTTAAAAAGTTTTTGGTATTCAGAAAAAGTCATAAAACGCTTAATGCCATCTTTTTCTGTATAAGGCTTTGGATAATTAGCTTCTATCATCTCCCTCTTCCACGTAGTCTTACCATCCATCATCTTCATCTCAGCAGCTTTTGCTTTATTATATAATTCATTGTCATACTTTTCTATCCTCTGAAGATATATATCTTCTCTTAGATTTAAACCTAATGCCTCAGGATTATTTGGATCATTACCAAATAATAGTTTATACATGACATCATATTGACTACCAGGTTTTACAAAAGCTGGAGTATGTTGAGCAATTACAGCATCCTTATTAGCAAACCATTTTGATTGTTCCTCATACATCCTTAGTATATCTGTCTCATACTTTAATGCATTTGGATCTTCAGTTACCTTTGTACCATCAATAATTGGTTTCTTCTTAAGTAAACGGTCAGTTATGGCTGAAGGAGATAAGTTAAGCATTTCACCATCTAACGTTACGGTAAATGTTTGTTGGTCAGGATATCTTGCTTTAAGCATTTGACCAAGTAGTCTAGCTTTTTCTGTTAAAATATTTTGCCCATCAGTTGCAATCATTTCAGCATTAGTATCATAAGGGTCAGCATTATTAGCTACCTGCCCATCTACAATTACATTTAAATTTGCTCTAGGATCTGAATAATCAATTACTGCACCAGATTGAGCTTGTTCTGTTAAGCTTTCTAAATTTTTTGCACCGTCTAATTGAGATTTTAAAATTTCCAAATTTGCATCTATGCCAGCTTGTTGGTCTTTTAGTAATTTATCAGCATTATACTTAGCAGCTATTTCTTGCAAATTAAATTTATGCAGATCTTCATTTATAACATATTTATTTTCTCTAACTACAGTCTCTGCATTTTCTCTACTATAGTTGTATGCAGCACTCTGTAAATCTTGACTTATATTATAATTACTATTTAAACTATATGCTTTGTTTATCAATGCTTGATCATCCTTATCAGGTGTATTTGCAAATTCATTTACCTTTAAAAGATTGCTTAGATTAACTCTTAACTGCTCTGCTTCTGATAATGACTGCCCAACTAAATTTTGTTCTGCTGGTGTTAAACCATTTAATTTTCCAAAATTACCCCAGTTAGTTGTTTGTTGTACTATTCTTTGAATCTCATTATCTAGACTATTATATCTTTCACTGTTTGCTAATGCAAGTCTTTTTACTTCTGCATCAGACCACATTGTTAAACCCTCTGTTATTGTTTTTATTGATCCATCCTGAACACCTTGTGTAGCAAAATCCATTGATGCTACATAAGCTTTTGCTTTATAAAACTCTTGTACTCTAGGATCATCAGTTAAATCAGTCATTACTCTTCTATATGCATCACCTTCAATAAGCTTACCGTTAGTATCTGTAATAATCCATCTATTTACAACCCTATCATCTGGTGTACCCATCACACCATCTGCACCAGCATCCATTGTGAAATGATCTTTCTTTTGTGTAAATCCTTTTCCTTCTAAACCTAAACCTCTCAAATATTCTTGAGCATATTGTGTTAAATCTGCATCTTCTACATACTTAGGTAAAGGCATATTTATTAGTTGATTTCTATCAGCTTCTTGAAACTCTTGCATTCTATATTGCATGTTCTTTATTCCAACTGGATTATAAAGTTCCCTTACCCTTGGGTCAGGAGAATCTGCAAATTGATTAGCTCTTTGCAATTCTTTTTTATACGTTGAAGTATATACAATATCTTTTACTACAGCTTCATCTTCAAAAAATGGTGCAAACACAGACTTTGCAGCATCAACATTTGTTTGTAATGATAAATCTAATCCAGAAATTCTAGATAATTCAGGAGCTAAATTTTCTATAAATTGTTGTTGGAATTCTTTATTGTCTGAGTGTGACAAATCAGAATAGACTCTACTATATAGGTCATTAGTAGCTTGCCACCCTGCATTATATTTATTTTCTCTTGCATCTAATGCTGCACTAAGAAACTTATAATCCGGTGTAAACGGCTTGATGTCCGGGTAGTAATTTTTTTCTCCTTTTATATAATTTGCCATAGTTCAAATTTACTATTATTTATAAAGTTTACAAACAGATATAAATAAACCTTTAATGTTTATGCACCCATCTTTCCTGTATAGAATGGATAAGCATACTTTTTAATTTCATTACCCCTTTTAGCATTGTATCTAACAGAAGGAGCATACCCTAAATCTTGTGGATCTGTTACAACATCATTTTGAGCTCTGTTATTATAATCATCTGCTACCTTATTTTTACTTTTGTTATCAGCATATGAAGGAAGAATGTACTCTAAAGCCTTATCTATACTATCACTATCAGCATCTTTAAATTGTTCCATCAGTAAATTTCTTTCTTTAATATACTGATTACGTCTTTGCTCCTGTTCACTAACATCTACATTAGGATCAACCTCAAGATTTTTGCTGTCTTTCATATTAATAATACCTCCATCTTGTGGGCCAATTTTCATAACATCTTTTAACTGATTAAGGTTGAATGTGTTAGCTCTATTAGTTATTGCTTGATTATATAGCTCATTTGTTTTTTGCTTATTCCAATTCTCAAAATCAGTGTATCTACCTAATGCAGTAACAGTACCATCATACTCATCTTTATATGCCTTTGCGTTTTCTATACCAGTTCTTAGATTTAATTGTGCTTGTGGTAATGCAACACTATTCATAATTTTAATGTTGTTAGTATTAACTGATCCTACATCTTTAGCTAATTGATTAACTGCTTTACCAAACAAATTAGAACCAGCTACTTTACCTTTACCAAAAGCTCTTAAGTTCTTAGCCATAGTATTAAGAGCAGCATTAGTCATATTAGCTCTACCTGTCCAATCATCTAATACATAATCTATTTCTGTATTTGGTAGTCTAGGTACGTTAGGTAAGAACAATGGGTTCTCTAATGAATTCTGAGTTGCTAGATTATTAACATCTTGCCACCACCAATCTGGCTTGTCATAAAATTGTGGATCCTCACCTTCTGGTCTTTCTTTAGTTGGATCATCTATTTCAGCCATTAAACTTTCAGGATCTTCAGTTCTAATATAACTTCTAGCTTTATTAAAAGTTAACATACCAAACTTACCATCTACATTACCTGCATCACCACCTGGAAATAATTGTCTAGGTGTACCACTCTCTCCAAAGTTATCATAATGAAATTCATTTTCAACTTGTTGCATTGCATTTTGCACTGCTTCCCATTGCTTTTGATATGCTATTGCTTGAGCATCTATTGGTGTTGAAGCGTCTGATGACCACTTACCTTTAGGCATGTCATAATCAAACTCAATTCCAGATGCAACAACTTTATCAATTGCATCACCCCATCTTAATGTAAAATCTTTTTCTGCTTTGTCACTAGTTAAATCTCCACCATAAGAGTTTGCACCAGCTTTACTTGACTGTGTACCAACAGTACCACTCCTAGAATAAATACCTTCTCTTACTCTAACATTATCTCCAAATGCACCATCTTGATATACACCAAGCAATTCTTTTTCTAAATCAGTATATACATCTCTTTTATCTCCAGTACCTGTTACCTCAATATTTTCAAATTCAAAATCACCAAAGTCCTCAAATTTATTTTTAGTTAGTGGTTTAGTTACAGTAAATGTTGTTTTGCCTAAACCTTGATCATATACTTTAGTTAATTGCCAACCATTATTCAATGCTTTTTCAAAAGCTTCTCTATCAGGATGACCAACAGGCAACGGATTACATTTATAACCTGTACATCTATTAGTTTCAGATTCAACAGTCTCATCTAATACAGTCTCAGTTCCATCAACACTTGCATCTTCAACCATCTCATCTGTAACCTTAGCATCATCATTAGAGACAACAGTCTCTTCACCTGGAGTTCTTGAAAAACTTTCATCTCTATCAGCACGGGGGTCCATTGGACTCCACCCTTCTCGTGGTTTTTCTTGTATAGCTGTATAATAAAAATCAACTTCTTCAGGAGATAGTTTCAGATTTTCTATTATATTACGGCCATTTTCTTCTACTCTTAGGTTGCCGTTAATATCTCTATGCATACCAGCTCTTATAATAAAATCAAGATATGTATTTCTATCTACTGTTTCTCCATTTATTTCATAGACACTTGATGTTCCTGGACCAAATCCAGTAGTCTCTCCTGCTTCTTGATATTTTAATAACTCACCGCCGTCTTCTAAAGTAGCTTCTAATGAATTTTCTTGACTAGCTAATGCAGACATGTCTTGTGCATCTTGAGAAGCTTGTACCTGACCAGTAGGCTCATTTGATTGTCCTGCATTGGGATTTTCTATTTGTTGCATCATTGCCTGCAACCTTAATATCTGATCTTGTTTTTCAGGAGGTAAAGATGCTATAAAATCTAACTCTGCTTGTTGTTTGGATTGTTCTGTTACTTGTGCTGTAAATTCTATTGGGTCTATACCTTGCTCTTGTAGATATGGGTATGACGCTAAAGGAACACCGTCTTCAAAATCTTTTTTTAATTCTTGACCAAATGCCAACTTAGAAAGATTATACATGTTCTTACTTAACATCAACTCTGCACTCTTAGTAGATATGTCATCTGCATATTGACTATTAATTTCTCCATAGAATTGATTTAGCGGATACTTTTTAGATATTTTAGCAGGTGTAATTTTTTTTCTACTTTCTATACCAAACTCTGCCATCTCATTTTTATCAAACTTCATTGAGTTAGTGTCAGAAAAAACAAAAGATTGTTCTGGTAAAAACATTGGTACTCCACCACTAGAATGTCTAGGTCCTTTTATATCATACAATCCAAATTGATTATTTCCATTTAAATCAGTTAATACAGTTTCTCCACCTTCTGCTTCTAAGTTAGCATCTTCTCTAGGTACACTTGATAAACTGTATCTAACAGATTGATCATCAGTGTTATTAAAGTTAGTACTTCCATAAAACTCTTGAGGAGTTGTAACCAAACCATAATCAGCTTGATCACCAGTGGTCATACCACCATCTCTTTTAATGGCTTTCTTTTTAACCTTGCCATCAACTAATCTAAATCCTTCCGGTAACTTATTTATTTTTACTTTTGCCATAATTATATAATTTCTATATCAGCACCAGCTGCAATTAATTGTGCAATCATATCTTGAGATAATTCTACTATCTCTCCCCCTGTTTTTGCCATACCATAACTATTTGGTGAACCTGCAAAGTTCATATAGTAACCAGGTGTTCTTTCTGCCTCACCTTGTAATTGTCCTGAGTTGGCATCATAAAAACCTTCAGAAAAAGGATCAGAAGTTGTTACACCATATTTATAATCAGCACCAGATCTTTCTTCCATTTGATCTAATGCATCATTATATGCTCTTTTATCAAATACTCTGTTAACAAACCCTGCTGCATCTACAAGAGATTTAGAACCACTTGTAAAAGCTCTAAAGTTTGGGTTATCATTAATTCTATTTAAAGTACCTTCAAGTTTATTTGTAACATTAAACTCTGGGCTAGTTACTACATTTTCAAACAACATATCTGCTGATGGATTACCAACCGTACCAAGAGCAGCTTCTCCCGTACCATCTCCTCCATCTACATCAATAGTGTCAGGAATGCCATCATTATCCATATCTATAACTTCATCTTCATTCATTAAACTATCATCCTCTGTTATAAATGGGTATGTTTGATAAGGACCTTTCTCTTCAAAAGGACCCATTGGAAACTTTTGTTCTATGCCGGCTTGTGCTTTACCTTCTTGTCTTGCTATAGCTCTTTTAATAACCTTGTCTCTATTTTCAAGATAAGAATTCTCACCACCCTTTTCATTTTTTGGTACAGCTAAGTAAGAACCATAACCTGTTGCATCAAGAAAAGGAAACGTGGCACCTAATTCACCATGAAAATTAGGATCATGTTCATATATATAAGGTAAAAGACCTGATGCATTAACATTTTTAGCAAGGTTATACATTCTTTTGCCATAACGCATATCTCCTATATAGTCAGAAGGATGATAATTTGATATAATTGTATCTGTGTCAAGGTTTGCTCCATTTTGGATTAATGAATATAAAATATTTTTAGTATCTCTTTTATTTGTTCCCCAAGTTTTAGAATAGTCTTTAACATCTTTTTTACTTGCTTTATCTCCACCCAATGACATATTGCTAAGTATGTTATGTTGTGCTTCTGGTGGCAATGCTTGAAATCCTGGGTTATTAACACCCCCACCTTTTTTCATTTTACCTGTTGTTTTCTTCCACAAGTTTTGTAATAAGTTAACAGCATTTTCAGACATCTTATTAATATCATGTCCAGCGTCTTGTGCCCATTCTGAAAATGTTCTTTTATCTTCTTCAATTGGTACACCTGAAACATCTGAAATAACTTCAGCTTGTTCGTCAAGTTGTCTTTGCTTGTCCATATCCCATTCCTTAGCTTGCTGTACTGCCCAGTCAACATATGCTTGCTGGTTTTCTGGAGATGACATTTTTGAAGTATCTACATCAACATTATAATATAAAGGTTTTAAAGCCTTATGCATTTCCATTTTAGACATGCCGGAACCTGCATCTGGATCTGGATTACCTTTAGTAAGTTGAATCTTTTCACCTTTCTTAAAAGGATTATTAATACTTATACCTTCTCCTCTTTTATTTATATCAAGAAAAGCACCTTTACGGTTACCATAGTCATCTACCTCATTGGAAAATAATTCATTGTTTATTGTAGAAGCTGTATTTATAAAGTCAGCTAAAATATTTGTAGATGGTGGTGGCATAAGTGGTGCAACAGAATAATTTTGATTAGACATGTATTCATTCTTAGGCCTTTTCAAATTATTTGCTAATGTGGTTTTATCCATATTAGATTCATCAGGAATAAAGACACCATTAATGTACTGTCCTGTCTCTGTTCCATTTTGTGCTTTAGGAGCATCATGGCCATACCCTGCATCTTTAAGTCTAAGATGAGTAGCCATATCATTAGCTTTTATTTTTCTATCTCCTTTATACATGAAGTGTGGTTTAAATTCACCACCTTCTTTTCTAAATCTTGGATCTAAAGTGTACTTTCTATTAGGAGGATTATAAGAACCTTCTCTTTGTCTTACTCCTTCTGTATAGTTAGATGATTCCCCACCCTCTTGTTTTTTCCACTTAGCTGCATTACGTGCAAAATTAGCCATCTTAACTACAGATGGAGGATACTTACCTTTATTAGCTAAAACCTTTCTAGCAGCTTCCTGTACACCCATACCACGTTTCTTTGCCCACGCAGTAAACTTGCCTTCATTTTCTGGTTTAATTTCTATACCAGATTTAGCTATTGTCCTTACCTGCTCTGAAATGTCCACTTCTTGTTCTTGAGATTGTGCATTTGCTGCAGCCTCTCTTTCTCTTTTAGCTATATCTTTATTTCTAGCTAAGAGTTGTGGATCTCTATCAACTTCTTGAGGTGAAGATGGTTCAGGCGGAGCATTTACTGTTTCAAATATTGTTACAATATCTTCTTGCTCCATACCACCTACCATAAGTGCTTGACCAATAAGTTCTTGCTCAAGTTCTTGTGACATTAAATCTTTAATAATCATAACAAGATCTTTACCTTCATCAACTCCTTGTTTAATCAATTGAGTAATTTGCATTACTTTAGGATCAACCTGAGGTTGTTGAGGTGTATTTATCATACCAGGACCATCTTCAATCATTGATCCTCCCACTTGTTTTAAACTTATTTTGTTTGCTTTCACACTCATAATATTATAATATTAATATACAAATAATTACTCAGAATCACTAATTTATTAGGTTTAAGAATTGCCTAGCAGGTTAGTCATTATGTAATTCTGCGGTGACAATCCTCTTTGTTTTGCATCTCTATAGTGTATTCTATTTAATTTATCATAAATTTTTTCTGCTTCTATTTTATCATTACCTGTATAACCACCATTCATAAACTTTTTGTAAGTAAGGTATTTATTAATTGAACCACCAAATTCTTTTTTGCCTATAAATTCATTATAACCTTTTAAAAATCTATCATAATGATTCTTATCTGTTCTATTATATGTATCCATGTAGTAATTATACAATGCTTTAGGATCTTTACTAGATGGCAATGGATTTTTATTTGTTCCATATTGATATCTTGATGCAGCAACATTTGCTTTTATATCATTACGTAGATGTTCATCCATATGCTCTAGATCATAACCCATACTGTCAAACCAATCTATATATTTTTTTTGACTTGCAGTATAATCATTTGCACCTTTTCTCATTTCAAACATATGCTTATAAGCTATATCATCTATTGACATAGGACCCCTTGTATAATCTCTACCATAAGCATCTGCATTAGCCCCATAAGAATTTTCCATAAAAGCAGTCATAATTAACAAATCTCTTAAGTTTTCATCTCCTCCTTGATCATTTACTATAAAATTAATTGCATCAGTAAGTTCAGTTCTTCTTGTTTGAGATTCTTCATCTATATCTCTATATGGGTTATATGTCTTTTTAGCCAACTGTTTGTTTATAGCATCTAGATTTTTCTCTACTTCTCCTTTGTCTTGGTATTCTTCTAAAGACTCACCGCCTTTCTGTTTGTATATATTAGGATCAGTCATATCAAACATACCATTATTACCTATTGATGATTTCATTTGATTATTAAAAGGAGTTACTCCTTCTTGTAAAGGGCTGTCTATAGCTCTTAAAAAATCTCCACCTTGATCAATAAAACTTTCTTTTACTGGATTTCTAGGAAAATTCATTTTTATAAAACTAATGATGTCGTCATCTGTTTTAAGCCATTGATTTTGTTTAATCAACCTTTTTCCTAGATCACTAGCTTTCCAATCAGCTAATGAAGGTAAGTTATCCATAATTTTACCAAAGTTTCTATAATCTAAAATATCATCAGTAGTGAGTGGATTTTTAGCATTAATATAAAGCTCATATAAATTTGCTGTAGGTTTATCAGTCCCACTCTTACCAGCTATCTTTTTGGTTCTATTTTTATTTGGATTAGCATAAGATTTGAGTATAGCTTCTTTATCAGTGCTTGTATAAACACCCTTTCCATATTCACCACTATAAAATTTACTTTCATCAAAGATATCAAACTTACTACCACTGCCATGATAGTTTATTAAAGGAGACCCACTATCATCTAAAAGGGCATTTGGAAAAGCTTTTTTATAATTACTACTTCTTATCTGTACCCATTGCTCAGGTGTGCCTTTAAACATAGAGCCATCTGGATTCTTCATCCATGTACCATCTGCTTTTCCAATTTTTTCAATAGCATTATACTCTTCCATGAGAGATTTATTATTTGGTATTTCTTTATTCCATTTACTCCAATTTGGTCTTACTGATGGAATTCTACCCTTAACATTTGCATTAGCATTGCTCATTGACCTACTTGTATTTGCTGCAATCTTTTGTAAAGGTGTCTTAAGATTTTTTGCAGCTACTAAAGATGCTGGTATAAAGGGTAAAGCACCCAAGGTGTTAAAGGTTGCATTTAAATACTCTTCTTCTTTAAAATCTTGAGCAGCATTTTCTCCATACTGATACCATGCAAAAGGATTTAAAATATCAACAACCATGTCAAAGTTATTTCTATTAGGATTATTAACATCTAATCCATCAGGAATATCTTCACCTCTTACACTATAACCAAAAGAAGTAAAAGGATTTGCTAAATAGTCTGCTGCTTTTTCATACCAAGCTGGTTCTTTATACTGTGATATGGTAGCTCCTTTTTGAGCTTTAGGTAATGCACCACCATATTGAGCCATTTCAGGTTGATCAGAATTATTTACAGCTATTTCATTAAAATACATTTTCATTTTAGGCAATACTTCTTTTTTCTTTTCATCAAAAGTATTTTGAAGGTTTATCTTTTTTTCAGTATATCCCTCATTTAATTTATTTTTTACCCCACTATATATTACATCTAAAACTTTAGTGGCTATTTTCTTTTTACGTTTGTTTTTTCCATTGTAATCTTCTAATAAAGAATTATAATCAGAATACTTTTGTTTATCTTTTAAATCATTTTGACTACTATTAAATATAGTATTAAAAGTATCCATATCCATAGACGGTTCATATTCTGAATTTATTATATTGTTTATTATAAAATCATTATTACGTGAACCAGGTCTTGCCTCAGCTATTTCATCGTTAAGATCCCCTTGCTCTATTTTAAGTCTTTTGATACCATATTGTATTCTTTCCAACTCTGAATAACCTAGCTTATCTAAATGCATTCTTGCTGCACTTTCAGGGTTAAATCTTCTACTGCTTAACATTTTATTTAAATTACCTTCACCAAACTCACCCTTAGTGTTATCCCAAATATTGGCATTTTTAAGACTTTGTTCATTCTCAGATCGTACAGAACTTATCTCCCAAGGTTTCATAGCCCAACTACCATATTTTTGTCCTTCTTGAGTAAAATAATCCTCACCAAATAAATTAGACAACCAATTTTTATATCTTTTACCAGGTATTCTTTCCCAAGTATTTCCTTTATCTACTACTGTAAAGTCTTCTCCTTCTGGTTCAAACAATGGTGAATTCTCTGTATTATATGAATGTGCATATTCATGAACTATAGTACCCTTTTCTTTATCAAAAGGTACTACATCACGGTCACCCATAATATAAGGATCTCTCTTGTCTGCTAACTGAATTAAATATGAGTACTGATCAAACTCAGGAAAATCTGGAGTGGAACCATCTGGATAATCAATATTAAAATTTTTCTGATACAAACCTCTAGCATTTCTATAGTCAAGTTCTTGACTACTAGAAAAAGGATAGATAAAAGGGGTTATGCCTCTCTTATAACCTTTGTTTGAACTGTGTGTAACAAAAGGCATCTTTACAGCAAAGTCTGGACCAGCTGCCGTAAAGTCAATTTGTGAATTTATTCTAGATGTTAATTCTTCATCAGATAAATTTTCTCCACTTATATTAAATATATTTTTTTTATATCTTTCTCTAAAAGCTGGTGTTGACAATTTATATAGAAGATCATCTTTTTGCTTTTGAGTATCTATCTTTTCATATTTGTCTTTAGCAAATTCAAAAAGCTTACCTTCATCATAACCCTTCCTGGTATTTATTTTACCTGTTCTATCATCTATTTCAAACTCTTCCTGAACTGTCTCATCACCATATTGAGCTTTAGGTACTTCAAACACTTGATCACCTGGAAACTGATAGTTCATACCTGGCTGCATCATTTGACTATTACCTAAGTTATCTATACCTATAACTGGAAAGTCTACATCCTCCATAGTTATATTGCCTGAGTCAATTATATTAAATGGATTATTTAAATCATCACTATAACGTTTATAACCTTCTACTGATATATATTGTGTTATATCTTGTAAAAACTCATTTGGTCCACCCGGCAATCCTATGCTTTTTTTCTTTCCCATGTTATCTCTGTGATAATAATAATTTAGTATTCTCTAATCTTAATAGCATTTTTTTATTTCCTGATACTTGTCTTCTAAGTAAAACATGATTAGAATAATGTCTAAACTTTTTTCTTTGAGTTTCAGGTTTAAAGTAATTAAGATTTGTTTGGTTTAGTGGTCTAGTATACCCATTGCATTGAGTGTTAAAGACAGATTGCTCTGCATTAGTAAACTCACCTCTATCATTAGTAATATCCCAGAATTGGTTTATTCTAAATTTATGTTCTACTTTAGATGCTAACACTGTCATATCATTAGCAGTTACTATGGGGTATGTTAATTCACCCCATGGATTATTAAATGGCTGTGAAGTAATATTTAATAAACCTGATACCTGATCATTATTATAAATAATAGCTTTATCAAAGTTAAATAGTAAATCTTCATATTTATCACCACCACACATATTATACTCTGGCTCACCTTTGTATATATATGTTTCTAATTGATATTCTATACTTCTTATAGTATTTACTTGCTGACCAGTGTTGTTAATTAATTCTACTTCCCAAGCATAATTATCACCATAATAATTTGCAAATAAATCACATCTAACATTATGTCTCCAAAATGACCCTACTTTATAGTTAGCTTGTACAAAATCAGCATAGTAGTAATTACATTCTGGCGGAGTTGGATCAACCCAATTAGGATCACCTATTAAACCTAATTCAGGAAATGTATCTGGACAAGTTCCAAGTGTAGTTGTTGTTGTGCCTACGGGTCCTGGAGGACAATCCTCACACTCTACCTTTCTACAAACAGGTGGATTTATATCATCACATGTTCCTGTAGCATCCGTATAGAATCCATTAGTAGCATTAGGATATACTAGTGTATAGCCTGCTGGGCAATCACAACTAAATGGAATAGTACAAACTTGATTTGCTATTTGTTGTGCTGTAGCCTGCAATGATGCTGGAACACTTGCATTCATTATAAATTGATTTGGTCCAGGTGTTATTGGAGGACCTGGATTATAGTATGCATTAGCAGGACCTGCACCAGCACCAACTGTTATTTGATCAATAATAGTTGCATTACCTGGACCATTTGCATTTGGACTTACAAACACAGACATCAACTCTTGGTTAACTGGGCCACCTGCTCCAGGTATAACATTTGCACTTTGCAAAGAATTAAAACTTTGTGGAGTTAATATGTTGTTACCCGAAGTAATTGCATTACCATCTGTTACTACAATTAAAATTTGTCTAAAGAAAGGATCAGCACTTCTTGCTGGATAATTAGCAGCATAAGCTGATCCAGCTTTATTATTAAGCTGTGTTAATCCATTGTTTCTTGCAAGTTGTGCATTGGTCTGACCACCTATACCATTTTGACTTGTCCAGTTATTTTGAAACCATGTTCTTGCTTGAGCTCCAGTAACAGCTCCTAACATAGACTCTCCTGTACCAGTTGGATTTGCTTGAGCTGAACCAGTTGCCCAAGCTAAAAACCCTATCTGCATAGTATTTGCAGTTAATGCTGCTTGTATAGCAGGATCATCTATAAAAGCCACCAACCATGTTAATTCTCCATCTGCTAAACTGTTTTGACCAGGGTTTGGATTACCTGTACTACCAGATGCATCTATAGCAATTACAATATCTAATAAACAATTTTGTGGACCACCTGTAACTGTTGCAGGTATATCTTCTACTGTCACTGTTTGTGGCTCAGTAATATTTATAATGTTTTCACATTGACCTGTTGTAGAATTAAATGTATATCCTGGAGGGCAAATAGGTACTTCACTATCAATTGTTTTAGTAGTAAAGAAATGATTAATACTTGGTAATGCAAACTCAGGATGCCAGTCGTGGAATGATATCCATGCGTTAGCTTTAATGTCATAACTTATAGTCCAAGAACAATCATTAAAATAAATTGGATCACCTATAGCTACAGGTATATCCTTTACTTGCCAAGGTACATCAATCCTTACTGGTAAACTTAAATCATCAGAAAATGTTGCTTTATTAGCCCACTCAGATTTTAATGAAAAATCTTTCTTCATAAAATAGACTATATCATCATTAGGATCATACATAACTTGACAACCTACTCCTACTACAGGATTGTCAACCCATTCTGTACCTTCTGATTGTGGAAATTGTTTTATAAACCTTGATGGTAAATATTTATTAAACCACCATTTCATACCTTGATTAGATATAGCATTTAATCCTTTACCAGGTGTAAATTGGAATATCTTACCTTGAGCTTGAGAAATATAAAATAATCCAGCTGGTGTATTTATAATACCTCTCTGACTTTCCAATGATCCATATTCATTGCTTAAATCAGAATTAACTATATTCATTAACTTCTGTTTAAACAATGCCCCGTCTCCTACTGATACTAATGTATTTACATCTGTTTTTAATTGGAAAGATCCATCAAACATTTGAGGTGATTGATATGGAAAAAATATTACTGCCCCATTTTTATTAAATGGTTTTATAACTGAAACTATATTTTTAAAATCTTTATAGTTAGCAAATAAATATTGTCTCCAATAATCTTTTCTATCTTCTTCATTAGCTTGTAAAGAATAGATTAATCTCTTTGGGTAAGCTGTATAACAAGTTTCTGCAACCAAAGGGTTATAGTCTCTTGGTTGTATCTCAGCAAAGTTTGTGTTTTGTGTTATAAACTTTGATGGGCTAAGTGATTCATCATACTTATAAAAATTATCAAACTTCTGTATCTCAGCATGAAATAAATCTCCTAAATCATTATATTCATATGTATCATAAAACCTTCTTTCTTTAGGTTCTTCCCAATCTCTATAAGCTATATTAATTTCTGTCTCAACATAAAAATCATTTATACCATTCACATGAGTATACATGTATGCATGATTCATTGCAAAAGTATAATTTAAATTATCCGTATTAAAAAGAGTTAAAGGAAAAAAGTCCCATCCACAAGTAGCACCTCTATCTAAATAGTAATAGTCATTTGGTAAATCATTACTATTTGGATTAAATATACCACTTAAACCAAATGTAGATACCAACTCTGCTAATGATCCTAAATCATACTTTCTACTATTAACCCAATATCTTGGATAAGGAATATTATATCTTAAAAAATAATCAAATGGATAACCATCATATTGCCCTATTAAAAAATCTGTAAATAAAGGCATTATACATTTCTCAGTATATCTACCAATAAATACATCACCACTAAATACAGGTGAGCTGGTATACTTAAAGTCTACAGGATTTGTTTGATCAAGATTATTAACACAACCTCTCATTTGAACTTGCTTAATACCATCAAGTTGACCATATTGATTATCCATATTAAATTTAAGTGCACCGTAAAGTGCAGATATATTTGATCCCCATGGACCTTCTGGATTTAATAATCTGTTTTCTACATCTAGCCAATTGACTCCTGAAGCAGCATTTGTGTTAGATGGACAATATCCACCTAATGTAAATCTTGAATTATCTTGAACTGCATAAAGGCTAGAATCAATAGGATCTACTGTAGATACTGCAACTGTGTTTGGTCTAAATAAATTATTTATTTTATATTGATTTTGATCAAATGTTTGAAATGATGAACCAATATAGTTTGCAGCTTCATTTAAAGTTCTATATGTGGTATTTATTGAACCAGCACTAAAGTTACTATAAAATCCATGTGAGTTGTATTTTAAAGTGTGTTCTTCAAAACTAGTTAAATTATAAATAAGATCAATAATTTCTTGTCCTCCAACAGCAATGTTTTTCTGTAGCATTGTAGTAGACATTGCTATTCTAAATACTCTTGATAAGTTTGACTCTGAGCTGTCTAAAGTAACACCTTGCTGAGCACCACCACCCATAAGACCCATACCATTCTGTGGCCCTTGTGTAGTTGCTTCAATATTGTCTATTGCTTGTTCTTCTAATCTATCTTTTAATGTATTATCAACACCTAGACCTTGTAATAAGTTATCTACTCCATCACCAAATAATTCTCCAAGAAAATTTAATATATTAAATGGTCCTCCACCAGAAGTTTGTGTATTAACATAATTATTAATTGCATCATGTGCACCAGTTTCTGCATCAGGACCTTTTTGATTATTAGTATTATTTTGCCCAGTATTATCTGTACCACCACCACTAGCATTAAAACTATCTGTTGAAGTACCACCACCACCTGGTGTAACTACTGTTGCAGTTAAAAATTCAGTGATGTTAAGATTTTTAAATTTAAGCAACCATTCAGGAAATGCATTATTAATAGCCTGAGTAGGTAAAGCTTTAGTATCTGGTGTACCATTAATATTTCTAAAGGCATAACCAATACCTATAATAGCAGATAAATATGATGTAATATTTCTAAGTAGTTTTTGCTGTGGATGTTTTTCAGAAGGTATAAAACCACCTTGTGCTTTACCATTTATCTGACCATAGAATACAGTTTCATATGCATTTAAATATGGTTTAGTAAACATTAAATCAGGTGAGTGGAATGTAAATACATCTTCAGTAAAACCACATAATGCATTGTACTGTTGAACTGATGCTTGTACACCAGGATCACATCCTTCTGTTCTTCTATGTGTAGTATGATATACATCACACCTTAAATCATTATATGGGTAATTAGGATACAAACCTTGTGCATTACCTAATAAATTTTGATCAGCTGGTACATCATACTTACGCATGTTTTTAAACATACCTTTTGCAAGAACAGTTTTGTTTCCTAACCTTGAACCTCTTAATACTTCATAACCCTGAATATTTAAAATTGGTGTGCCATCATTATATAATGGTCTTTTTATATTTGAAAACTCCACCCCTAAAATACGTATACCACTATCATTATTATCAGATATAGTTAATAGAGGATCTATCATTTCACTAGGCATTTTGTGATGCCTAATAAACTCACCACATAATTCAGCACTAGGATCAAACTCATTTGACCAAGTGTGTGAACTTGAATTCCAAATTTCTGGAGTTTTATCAGGATATCTTTCTGTTGATTCCCAATAACCCATTTGACCCCTAGCTATAATATTACTACCATCAGGCTGAGGTTCTATTGGTACAGCACCACCTGAAGCTGTATTATAAACTTTAAATACTGGGTCACCTGCTGGATCTAATACATTAGTACCATATATAATTTCTCTTTCATTTTCATCTACCCCATTAGGCAAAGTATAATCCTGAGGACCTCTGCCTGGTATGTGATAGGATGAAGATCTTTCTCCAGTATTATATATCCATCTTATAAAAAAGGCATATTGCTCATCACGCATAAACCCAATCTTGTTGCCGGCATTTATATAATAATCTTGAGTAACTTCATTTATAACCCAGTTTGTTCTAATGTTATTAGCCAAAGGCTGATAATTAAAATCAAACTGCTCAGTTGGTCCTTGTCTAATTAAATAATCATTTACCACATACATGGCTTCTGATTTTTCATACAAAGGAGATTGTCTAAATAAATCTTCAAATGAAATAGATATTAATGCTTGATCAATATAATCTATATTAATACTAGCAACTTCAGTACTGTAGTTACCTATTCTTTTTGTATATATTTGACCTTGTTGTCTTATCAAAAGAACTAAATCAAAATAAAAATAATCTTTGTCTAAATTGCTTAATGCAATATCTAATGAACCACCACTACCTCTATGTGACCATAAAGTCTGGATATTAGATATACCTATATAGTCTGATATAACCTGATCATTTTCTGTATAAGCTATATAAGCTTGATATGCTCCATTTAATAAAGTACCTCCATCAGTAGCTTTTGTAAGTTGTAGACATGGAGTATCAACTAAAGGATGTAACCTTATCTTTTCACAATCTAAAAAAGTTGTGTCCTCATATATAACACAAGGTTCACCATCAAGATCAGGTCCTGAAACAAGTTCTTGAATATAAGGTACATTGTCAATATTCATTGAGCGTGATGGATTAAGACCATCATCCCAATATACTTGCCAGGTACAATCAAAATTTTCTTTTGCTGCCCCTGTAATTAAATGTTTCTTTTTAAAATTTAAACATGGGTCATTTACTATAACTTCATATTTACATTCACTATCATCAAATCTTCCTATCTCACTACTAATACCATCAGTTGAATATACAACCCATTCATCTGCATATCTATGTATTGCACCTATAATTGTATAAGGTATTACTCCGCATTGTAAATTAGCTGGCTCATTACCAATAACACCTATGTCACCATCACTACTATTATTTGCAGCATTTATTGCATGATACCAAGAATTATTAGGCTCAAATGAGGGCGTAATATCCTTGTTCATTCCTTTTGAGAATGTGTTTGTTGAAACAGAGGAGCTATTTTTCCTTTGAGGTGCTTTCCTTTGTGTTGGTGCTTTTGATTTAGATGTTGCCTTCTTTTTTGCCATTACCAATAAATGTTGTTAATTAATTACAAGTTGATGTAGAAGTAGTTGATGAAGTACCATCACTACTAACAACAGCTGGACCGGCTAACCTTGGATTAACAGGAGCATAGCTTAAGAACATATTATAATAATTATGATATTGTGCTCTTCTATTAACCTCCCACATTTTTCTCATCTCTCTAAAGTCTGGTGTATTAACAAAACTCAAAGCATTATTTCTAGCAGCTCTTAATCTTTGTTCTACTAAACCTAATTGCTGAGAAACATTTTCTCCTTGCCAAACCATATTTTCTAATATTCTTTGTTTTAAAGCATATTCATAATATTCATTACAATATGGTTGATCCAATACTAATAAATCTCCATCAGCATTTTCCATAGAGCCCTGGTAACTTATATATACTTTCCCAGTTTTAAATGTAGTTATCAAAAATCCGTCTTTTATTTCTGCTATGTCTAATGCTTGAGCACCTAGACCAGGACAAAAACATGTTGGATCATTTACATTACTTATCCTCAATTGTGTCCAACTACTAAACTGTCTGTATTGACTAGGACCAACTCTTTGTACTAATTGATAGCTATCAGTATCATTACATGTTTTAATAACACAAACATCTTTACATGTGTCGTCTGTACTACATGGTGCTTTCTCTGAAGGTGCTGGTACATAAGGCACATCATTAAATGTTTCTACATGTGTTCCAGATGGCATAGAATTATTTACTGTATATGATCCACATCTAAATGCATAATTTATATATGCAAAATCCATAGGTAATTGTGCTTTACCATGTTCTACATCTATGACTGTTTGCTTTGTTCTATGTATTTTTAATCCTAAATCATAATTAACCCGTGTTGCAACTTTAATGAGTTGTTGAGGTTCTATCATGCCTTCTAATGCATAATTAGAAAAATCAATGGAAACATCTTCCATCAATTGACTGAATGTTCTATATTTATTTGATACTCCCATTATTGTCTATTTATATTACGTTTGTTGTCTGAATCCTCAGAAGGGATTTGCATTGTGCCCATCATAGTTTGAATAACTGATGCTTCTATTTCAGCAAATAATGCTTCTGGAATATAAATAGGTTGTTCATATCTTGGCGTACAGTCATCTTCAGTATCACAGTTCCATCTGGTTATATCAGAATTAAAAACTCCTTCTACTTTTAATGCATCCCATGCAATATTAGGAGAATATATATAACCATCTAACCACCAGAAATATAATGTCTTATTATATCTAAAGCTTGTTGTCTTTGTCATTGATGTGTATGTTCCAGGCTGAGTTGCCTGTAACTCTTGTGATCCATCTATAGAACTAATAGTACGGATCAATGGACCCCAGTAACCTTCTATCATATCAGGAAGTCTATGTTTTGTACGTTTTATAGTACATCCACTTTGAATTCCACTACATCCTGCTTCAACTTTATCTACTTCTATTAATTCTACATAAGGTAATGTTTTCCAAACAGAATTAAACTTCATTAGCTTGTTTGCATAGTCTTGCCTTCTCATTAAAACTTGAGCAAACTTTTCAACCAAACTATAAATATATCTATCTGTAATAAATGCATCCTGTACCTCGGCTTTAACCTGACCTCTTATTCTTGATACTACTTCTGCTATTGTTGACATGTTATTTATATTTCAAATTCATTATACTTTTTTAGAGCATGTTTGGTTTTTTCTGCTTGCTCATCATAAAGATGTGCTACTCTATATTTATTTTTCATAACCACATACTTTGTCCAATTTAAAGGGTAATGTTTAGCAACTGATCTTTTAAAATTTCTACAAGCTTTAAATCTCCATAAATCTCTATTCTTAAATCTATATTTTGCAGACCAGTTTGTATAAAATATTTTACCTATATTACCATCCGTTTCCCAATTTTTATTCTGTAAGACCTTGCCATATTTTTTTGACAGAGCATAATCAGTATTAACAGATTGTGAATTAGGACATGTTCCAATAAACAAATACCCCAATGAATCTGGTAATTCTACTCCGTCTCTATTAGATATTGCTGCCTTCCATAAATTTTCATTATATGTTTTAATTATTAACTTTAATTTCTTATTATCTATCTCAGAGTATAAAGGTTTCTTATCTTTAAACTCTCTATATGTTTCTTCATTTAATATACCTAATCTTTTTTGCCTATATCTTGGAGCATTTAAATTAGGTTTTTTAAAATTATTTATCATACGGTTACATTTATAATTTACAAAAAAAACCCCACTTAATGAAATTAAAAGTGGAGTCTTTACAAAGCTTGGTAGGTTAATTCACATATATTTCCCATTGTAGGATGTTGAATCTCTAATTTACCTGATCTCCTATTACCTACATATTTATTACTATAGTGATAATAATCAGTCTTACCTAAACTAGGAAGAGTCTTTTCTATGAACCCGGCTGTCTCATTAGAAGTCATATATTCCACCTTCCTATCTGTATGTATATGACCTTTAAACAGTGTTCTATTAATAGTAGTACCCCATTCTCTTGGATACTCTGTAGCATATATTAGAGGATTGTTTTTACTTCTTTTATCTCCATGCTCAAATGCATTAAAATTATTATGCCATACATGAACTTTTCTTTCTTCATACTTAGTATCCCAAGTTATTTCATCACTATCAATTGATTTAGATAGTGCATGAACTAAATGAAAAGATGATAACCTATCATGATTACCTGGTACATATACTACTACTAAATCTTTACAAAATGCTTTTATATAATTGATAGCCCAATGCATAGCATCAAATGCTTGCACATAAGCCTCTGTAGCTGTCATACAGTTGTCTAAACCTGTTCCGCTAGTAGTAGTGCCCTCAAAGGTATCCATGTTGATTAAATCACCTCCTACAACAAAGTACATTCTTTCCATATAATGCACTGGTGCAGCCTTACCTATCAAATATTTAATGGTATCTTCAAAATCTTTATCTATTGTATCATTACCTTCTTTACCAAAATGTATATCCTGTAATGATATAACACCACATACAGGATCCAAATTATTACGTGATTTTAAATTAAACTTTGGAAGCTTGTGTTTTTTAGGTTCCCAAACATCCAATAAATTTTTAAAAAGATTTTCTTCTTGATCTTTTAGTTTAGTAACCAATGCAGATACTCTCCAGTGATCACCCATTTGTTTATTCCAATACTGTGATAACTTCCACTTATCTGTATCAATTTTAAGTAGTTGTATAATTTCTTCTGCACTTTTAGGTTCATGATCAAATGTACCTGATATCTTTCCTTCTCCTTTATCTAAATCTATTGATTCTACAAGCTGTGAGTTATCAGCAGCTTTATGAAAGAACTTACTTCTTTTTCTATCTTTTTTTCTTTCATGTAATACTTCCTTTTTAATTCTTATATAATCATCTTCATCCATGTCACAACGTTCAGCAGATATACTACTATTCTTTTTCCATTTCAGTGAGTTGATTACTTTCTGTTTTAGAATGTCCATATGCTAATTTATTTTTGTATAAAGATATAAAAAAAAAAGAGACTGGGGTAATACCCAGCCTCTCCCAACGTTTGCAGTAGAAAACCAACAAACCACTACAGTTGTTTTTTTGTTATACAGCCAGTGTAGAAAATAATATTTCTATTGGTTTACATCCTGACCCTATGCTACTATCTACTACTTTAACTTTATAAGCAGTACTAGCTACTAAATTTGTTATAGTGTAATTTGTAATTGTTGTTACAATAGGTGTGCTATTTGCTAATGTCCATCCTGTTGGAGCAACCTGAGTATCATAATAAATATTAATACCCGTGCTGTTAGCCCATATACCGTTCCATAATATGTTAGCTGTTGAACTTGTAACTTCACCAGCAAATACATTATATGGATCATGTGCCACATCTTCTGAAGTACAAGTACCTAATCCGTTTGCAAATATTAATGCAAACTTTTGAATTATAGCATCAAGTCTATCACCAGATTTAATCATTATTTGTGCACTTGGATCACCTATCTGAAAAGTAGTACCACAATAACTTACACATGCTGCACACTGAATGTCATCACATCTTTCACTTCCTATACTACAATCAGTGTAAGAACATGGATTAGTTAATGCTGTGTCAGCACAGCTACATTTACTACTACATTTTGTACAATTACATGCCATTTCTTTTATTTTTTATTATGAACAACCTGCTATTATCTCAGAAGAAATCACTGATGGATCAGAACTTAAATTCCAATTTCCTCCAGTCTGTATTGATAATTCTTTCCAAGGGAATATTTGTGTCCCATTTATGTTTCCGCTCATACCAGCTCCTGATCCGCAAACAAAGTATTTTACTCCATTAGTATTTGCATCAGCAATCATTTGTTGTATTCCTGACCATACAGGTGGTACAAAGCTATCATATTGACCTCCTGGTAAATTATCAGTTATTATAATCACATATTTAGCAACATTAGCTCTAAGTACTCCAGATAAATTTGAAGATCCAACTATCAATTGAGCTGCATAATCTGTTGGCTCAGGAACGTTCATACCTTGTCCAAGATTTACACATGTTCCATCTACACCACCATCAAGTTTATTTAATTGAGTAGTAAAGCTTGTTCCATTATTTGTAGCAAACTGTTGCCAAGAAGTAATATATTGATATGTTCCTGATGGACTAGCAGATATTACTTTTTGTGCAGAAGGTAAACCTGAATAATCTGCACATCCACTATATACTGGTTGTGGTTGTAGATACTCATCTGCAGTAACTAACGCTAATCTATAATCATTTGCACCTGATGCGGTATCTATAGTATTTACTAAACTTGAAACACCAGCTTTAATAGCACTAATTTGACCGCCCATAGAGCTTGTGTAGTCTATTATAAATGCTACATCCATCCCATCTGTACATGGAGCACTTGCAGTAGTAGTAGTAAATAATGTGTCAATACAATTTGTATTAGTTTGACCATCTATTTCTATATCTATTTCTACTTTGTATTCTGTGCTTGCAGCTAATCCAGTTACTGGCTGCGTTATTGAAACTCCAGGATTATTAACTGTATAAGTTTGTGTTGTAACGCCAGTTGAAACATTTACTACTCTTATTGTATAAGTAGCTGTTGTTCCTAATGCGTTTGAAATATTTATTGATGCTTCTGTTTGTGTCACTGCCGTTATTAATACTGAAGTTGGACAAGGAATAATCCCTGTTATTGTTGAACCAATTCTATCCTCACATGTGTTAGTACCATCTGTTACTGAAAAATCAATTAAAATAGATAAATCTCCAAATGTATTTAATGTTGGAATAGCAAAGTTAAATCCTCCTGGAGAACTTTGTAATGCAGGTACATCTACTGTAGCAGTAACTGATACATTATCATCATCAGTAATAGTGATCACACTAGCACCCACTGAACTGTTAAAAGTTCCTGGAATACTTGAAGCATTAAAGTCAAAATTAATTGATGCAATTATGCCTGCTGCATTTAACGTAGAAGTTGCTGTATATGCAAAAGTTACTGAATCACATCCTGAAGGACAACAGTTATCTTGTATTGCTGAAATAGCACTATACATATCATCTATTACTACCCAAGCATTTTGCATGGATTGTGCTAATGTAGATGGAGCATTATTCCAACCTGTAAAACTTCCATAAGAAGTATTAGGTAAAGTTAATGATGCTGACGTTCCTTGTATTGTTGTTTGTGATATTGCTGAATTAATAGCAGCTGGTAATCCTACTGCTGTCTCTAAAGCACAAAATCTAGCTTCAAGGGCTAGAAGTAATACAGAAACATCTGTCAAGTTTCCTACATTAATTATACAAGTTGGTATAACTTGTTTCTCTGCAACTACACCAGAACATGGTAAAACACATGCTTCTAAAGTAGATATTCTAGTATCATAACTAGTAAGAGTTGTATTTATAAGTTGAATACTTTGTAGGTTAGTACATACCTGTTGAGCTATTAGAGTAGCAAACTCATCCAAACGTAGTTCAGTAACAGGATTTCCATTAGCATCATTGTATTGTAAACAAGCAGGTAACACCATCATTGGTAGATTACTTTCTACTTGTGATTCTGAACTCAACCTAGATGTTGGTTGAGGCACTTGACCTGTACCAGTATTATCACATATTTGAGTAACCATTGCCTGTAAAACAGGAACTAATGTAGTAGGTGTAGTACCTTGTATATTAAGACATGTCAAATCTAATCCTGATAAATTTGGATTAGCATCAACACCATTGGTAATCATATCACATACCTTTGTAGCTAATTTTGCTGTTACGTCACTAATAGAATCACCATTGCATAAATCTATGCAGCTGATATCTGGCCCTTGCCATATAACGCAATTAGATGATATATTATTACATCCGTTTGTTGTGGCACTTGAATTTGTTGGAATCATAGATACTTATTTTTTACTCTAATGCAATGTCTGGTTATAAACTATACATTAATAATATACAAAAAATTTTAAAACCAAACAAACAATGCTCGGTTTTAAAATTTTTAAATAAGTAAATATGTAAGGAAGTATTAGGCTACTACTTCTGCATTTTCTTCTACTTCAGATAATGTACCGTCTTCTAAACTAATATTAACAGATCCATATTTATCCTCCAATGCAGTTGTAGTATCTTTCCATTCTGCTTGAAGCTCAGTATGTCTTGCACACAATGTATTTTTTACTAATTCAGCATTACCTATATTCATCAACAACGTGTTGATTTTTTGTTGAAGATCTTTTACATCTTCTAGCTCTTTCTTAGTGAGCTTTTTTGCTTTTGATTTTGCCATTTGACTTTGGTTTTAAATATATTAATATAATTCAAAGATAATTAAATTTTATTTATTTCCAAGGAAGATCTTCAATTATTTTTACATCAGGAAATAATTCATCCTCAATCATTTGTGAAAGGTGCTTTAAATAACCCTCTCTTATATTCTTTTTCAAAAAAGCAATTACTTCTGATTTAGTTAATTGATTATAGTCTTTTAATAAAATTGGATCTTCAACATCTTTAGGTATGATAAATGATCCACTAACAATGTAATTTCCAGGCTTAATATCTTTCTTTAAACTTTTTGGAATAACTAATGTACCCTTGTAATCAAAGAACACTTCCAATAATATATTATTTTTATTAGCAATAAACTTTGTTATCTCAATACTATATCTAATAAATGGCTTTTCAATTTTTTTAGCAAAAGGTTTTTCAATAACTTTAGTAACTTTAGGTTTTCTCTTAATTGCTTTCTTTAACACAGGTTTCTTTACTTCAGGTTTCTTTGCCACAAGTTTTTTAACAGCTGGTTTTTTACTAACCACTTTTTTCTTAACCACTTTGTTTTTTACCTTTTTCTTTGCCATTGTTTATTGATTTAATCTATTATTTCCTACATAGAGCCGTAGCAGATACTTGACTTGAACTATCTATTTGTATCCAGTACCCATTACCTATTTTACAATATCCCTCAGATAAACCTGTTGAACAACCTGAATTACTATATACATAATCTCCTGTAGTTGGAAAAGCACTACTACCATCATGATAGTATGTTTGATTTACTGTTCCAGAACATGCAAGAGCTTCAGTACTTGCTACTGCAGTACTACTATACATCGTACATGTACCTGCAGATGCCCCATAAAAATCACTCATCTGAATAGCACCAGATGCAACACCTGCTAAATTTCTAAAACTAGTTTGACCTAAACTAGAATTAGCATTCTGTGCTAAACCAAGTTCTACGTTAATAGATCTGTTAGTAGATGTACCACCTATAGACATTGTTCCACTACTTGCTAAGGCCATCTAATTGTAATTTAAGTTCATCTATTTGTTTCTGTTGGTCTTTTACTGCTTCTATAAGATACCCTACTAGGTTACCGTATGCTACAGATTTCATGCCATCCTCTTTCTCATTAGTCATTACTAATTCAGGTGCAACTTTTTCTATTTCTTGTGCAATAACACCAGAACCAGCCTTACCATCTTTAGTGTATGAGACACCTCTCATATCTAAAACTTTAGAACCATCTAAAGTTTCTATATTATCTTTTAATCTTTCATCAGAGAATGCAGTAATATTACCAGTAGCAGTAAAGGTTCCATTATCCGCATCAAAAGTAAATCTTGTTGCATTACCACTATTCCCATCTCTTATCTTAAAGTCTTCACCATTGTTTATATCCATAAACATATCAGTGCCACTAAAGAACATTTCTACATCATCACCAGTTCCAAAACGTAATATATCATTATCAGCTAAATCAATGACTCCTCTAACATTCAGTGTACTGAGAACAGTCCAGTTTGTAACTGAGGTATTATCCCTATTCATAAATGGCAAATCTGCCAATGCAAAAGCTCTTGTTTCACCACTACCAGAAGAATCTAAACCAATCATTACTAAATCATCAATTTCTGCTTCTCCACTACCACCAGGACAATCTGCTATAATACCACTACTACCATAGTCTACATTTAAAGTAACTCCTCCACTACTTCCACCACCTGCTAATCCACTACCGGCAGTTACTCCTGTAATGTCTCCTACATTAGTTGTATAACCAGCTCCGTTAGTTAATTGATTATTATTAGTAATAGTACAGTTCAATGTTACAGTACCGCTTGTACCACCCCCACTCATTCCTGTTCCTGCAGTTACTCCTGTAATATCTCCTAAATTATTAGTAAAAGGAAGATTACTCATAGTTGTTTCAAACACATTACCAACAGAATTTGCAATAAGTAAAAAATCTCCTGTTCCAACTGCACCAGAAGCAGTTGGTGCTGCTTTTATTATACTATCACTTCCTAAATAATCAACACTAAGAGTAGGTGTACCTGATGTACCTCCCCCTGATAAACCTGCTCCTGCACTAACACCGACTATATCTCCAGTAGCTCCTAAATTAACAGCTGTTACTCTACCATAATCATCAAGAGTGATTGTATCAATTTTAGTACTGTTAGATGTAGAGCCGTAACTTCCAGCTCCTGCTCCCCCAGTAGCCATGTTTAACGTAACACTTCCAGATGTCCCACCACCAGATAAATTTGTACCAGCTACAACAGCTGTAATATCACCTTGTGGAATATTTGGAAAAGAAGCTAAGTTTCCGTCACCTCTTACATACTGTGCAGAATCTCCTGCCATTGTAATAGCAAGAGTACCTGATGAAGTTACTGCTGAACCTACTTCAAACGCATTTCCTCCATGAGATATACCTACGCTTGTAACTGTACCTGTTGTTGAACTTGTACCTGCTCCTATAAAGGCTCTAATAGCAGAAGGACTACTACAGTATCTTGTATAATTGTCTGTACTGTTATTAACCCTAAAAGCAATTGCTCCAGATATAGTACTTTGATTTGTATAATTAGCTCTAAGCAATCTAACATTAAGATCTGCAGATGAATCTCTATAAGCAATAGTAGAAGCTGTTGCAGCAGTTGTTGCGTTAGATGTTACTGTAAATGTACTATTGCCACTTTGATTTGCAGTTGCACTCATTGAACCGCTTAATCCATTACCACTTGTAGCACCATTAATTTGACCATTACCAACAGATGGTATAGAAGATGATGTTATAAATCCAGCATCATTGCTAAATATACTTAACCCTATTTCGTTAGCTGCTTTTCTACGTTCTGCACCAGAATCTAAAACTATAAATTCATCAGTTCCAACCATAGTTTGAGTCATGTCAACAAGCTCTGATAAATCTAAAGTAATTGTACCTGATGTTGTAAATGAACCATCTAATCCAGTTCCAGTTCCTACAGATGTTACAGTTCCTTGTGGATTACTAAATGATGTAGTTAAAGTACCACCATCTTGTTGTGTAAGTGTTAGTGTTATTGTAGAAGAACCTGAATCACTAAATTCAGTAATCATGTTATCATATGCAGAATTAGATTCCGCAGAACCACCACCACTCCAAGTAACTGCACCACTAACAGTTAAAGCATTTGATGATGTATTAAATGTCAGACCACTATCACTTGTAATATTTGATGCACTGTTCCATACTGCAATTCTACCAGATGAACCACTACCTGTTACATTACCAACTTGGGTATTGTCTATCTTTTGCCAAGCATCTGTTACTTGATCAGAGAATACTGCCCAATCTCCAACTTTCCAGTCTGTGATGCCATCTAAATTTGTATTACCAGCAACTGAAACTATGTAGTATTCTCCTACTGTTCCTGATCCACCTGTTAATGTTGGTGTGTTTGTATTTGCGTTCCATACTCCATCATACTTTAAAACTCCTGTTACAGCTGTATCAATAGCTGTTTGAATTTGTGCCCCAGTTGCTAATTTAGTTGATGAAGAACTTACCGTCCCTGTGTTTGGTGTTAATTGTACAGATGTAGTACCACTCGTAGTTAGTGTGTTTGTATTACCTGAACTAATTAAATTTACTTGTCCTGTTGCACCTGTTGTTACTGCTGTTACTCTTCCATATGCATCTACTGTAATATTATCTATCTTATTGCTATTTGATGTAGAACCGTAAGTTCCAGAGCCTATACCACCAGTTGCCATGTTGATAGTAATTGTTTCATCAATACCTTGATTAGTTGTAAAAGTACCACCAGTAGTTAAATTTGTACCTGCTTCTATAGTTATAGCTGCATTGTTTACTGTAGGTAAAGATGCAGAAGTTATATAATTAGCAGTGTTAGAAAATATACTGTTACCTATTTCACCTGCAGCTTTTCTACGTTCTGCCCCTGAATCTAATACTATAAACTCGTCTGTAGGAGTCATACCCGCTGTCATGTCTGTAAATTCAGATAAATCTAAACTAAGTGAAGTAGCTCCTGCATCTAAACCAGCACTTAATGTAATTTCAGTTAGATCTAATGAAACAGTAAACGTTGAAGTTCCAGATTGATTAGCTGTAAATGAAGCACTGCCGTCAAGACCTGTGCTTGTTCCCATGTTAAGTGTTCCATTATTAACTGTAGGTATAGTTGGAAAAGTAGTTAATATACCTTCTCCGTTTATATAATCTGTAGAAGCACCTGTAAATTCTAAATCAAATGTTCCGCTTGTTGTAATTGTTTGTGTAGATCCTTCACTTATTGTAATAGCATCACCATCAATCATTGTAGTTACACTTGTAACAGTACCTTGCGGTACACCTGCAACAGCAGTATCAACATATGTTTTTGTAGCTGCATCTTGAGCAGAGGTAGGATTTACTACATCTGTTATTTTACAGTTTACATCTAAAGCACTTGCGTTGTTGATTCTTAATATACTATCTGTTGCGTCATCAACTGTAAATAAACTAACATTTGTAGTTCCTTGAAAAACAATCCCTTCTCCTGGGTCATTAATATTAAGTTGATTAACCCCTGTTATATTATAATTACTACCTGTAATACCGCCATTAGCATTTGTTAATCCATCTATACCTGCATCTGCACCTATTTTACCACTAAAACTTTTAACTCCAGCTATACTTTGATTACCTGTAGTTCTTACAACTGTACTATCTACTTGAATAGTTCCTGTTGCTGTTATTGTACCACCTGTAATACCGTTTGAAGTAGCTATAGAAGTAACACCTGAGCTTGTAACATATCTACCATCTAAATCCACAGTTAAAGATGATAGTCCTCCATTTCTAGTTGCTGTTAAAATACCATTATTAGTAGTATTGAAACTTAATCCTGTAACATAATAGTTATCATTATTATCTGTAGAATTTATAGTAATTGTATCACCACTTCTAGATGTAGTAGTTCCACCTGTTCCAGTAATAGTTAATGTATCATTATTACTATTTGCTGTAGCTGTACCACTTTGTGTAGCAATATTTTTATATATAGCTTGGCTTGAACCTTTATCAGAGTTTGTTAAAGTAATAGTACCAGAAGAAGTAACTGTACCACTACCACTTAGTCCTGATGAACCTTGTACTGTAACTGAAGTTACTGTACCAAGATTACCTGTAGCACCAATATCATTAAGTATCTGAGCTTTTGTTCTATATTTAAGAACTCCACCATCCCATACCATAATACCTGTATAAGTACTATTATCAGCTGTAATACTACTAACTGATAATGTACCAGTTATTTCACTGTTTCCTGTTACAGATAAGCCTGATATAAATTGTATAGCCATGTTCTTTTTTTTGCTAAGATACTAAATTTAAAAAAAAGGGAAAAGCTTAAATTGATATATCTAAGCTTTCCCCAATTTAATAATTGTTATTATACTACCTTCATTATTATAAATTTCAGGCTATTTGCAGTAATATTATTTGTCCAACTAAAATCAACATTACCACTAGTAGTGTTATATTCTGTTTGAACTTTTACTTCAAAACCACCTGCATTGTATACTTGCGTAATAAATGGTCCTGTACCCAACCCGTGTGTTCCTGCTGTTACTGTAAAAGAACTAGTTGCCGTTGCTGGTCCACTAGCCACATAAGTTCTTTTTTCAAGATGAACTTTTAAAGTAGCTGGTGATACAAACAACTGTTGTCCTGCTGTACCCGCATCTACTTCTGATTGAGTTGCTGTTTCAGCTACACCTCGTGCACCATAAGTTGAATCAGGTAACGTTCTTGTAGAATTAGCTGTAATAACACCATCAGTCATTGTTAATGTATCAATTACATCAACACCTGAAGTATCTATATCTGAGTCAGTACCAATAATTTTATTAAATGTACTTGCTAACTGAGCATCACTAATACCACCTGCTTTAATTGTAATAAAACCATTAACTGTTCCAGCAAAAGAAGCATTACTAAATCCAGCAACACCTTTTTCAGTTGCCCCATCTGTTGCACCTACACCAGCAATATTTTGATCTTGAATTACTACCGTATAGTCACTTAATGAAGGTGAAGAACTTCCTGCTATATCTGAATTTGCAAATATTAAGTCTCCTACTTCAAGTGATTCTGTAAAGAAGGTTCCGTCTTGTGTTACAACATAAAAGTCACCTTGTGTTAATGCCACATTGTTTGCTCCTGTTAATACAGGATTGTTTGTTGATGCATTATATCCACCTTGGAATACACCTACTCCAGCTACTGCAGATTGCATTTGTGCTAAATTAACAGCATCTGTTCCAGCTGTACCAGTTGCAAGGCCAGTAATTTTATTATTTCCTAACGCTATATTATTATTTGGTACACCTAATACGTCAAGTGGTATATCAACTATAGCAGCCTTTTTAACAGCTCCTGCTGCACTATCATCACCAATTAAAATTAGATCATCTGCCTCTGCAAAGCCTGACATTCCACCAGCATCACCAATAATACCTGTTGCAGAATAATCTACTGCAAGTGATCCTGTACTTGTTATAGTACCACCTGTAAGACCTAAACCACTTCCTACACTTGTTACACCATCTACTGGTAAAGTAGCAAGTGTTAAGTTACCTAAGATTACTTGTGAGGCAGTACCTGCTCCAGCAATGTTTATATTTCCATCTGCTATAAGAGGTGAATTTGTAATTGTAAGAGCATTACCAGTTTCTGTAATACCAACACTTGTTAATCCTGTGTTTGTATCTGTAGCCCATGCTGGAAGACCATTACTATCTACTTTTAATACTTTACCTGTTGATCCTATAGCTATTTTAGCTAATGTTGATGTACCAGAAGCATATAGTAAGTCTCCTGCTGTATAACTAGTTAATCCAGTACCACCATTATCTACGTCTAATGTACCTGACATTGTCATAGTACCACTAGAAGTAATTGGAGAGTTATTAAAGGACATTCCAGTACTACCACCACTTACACCTACTGAAGTTACAGAACCTGCACCCGCATTAATATAAGTTGCTACTTGAGATAAGTTTGCAAATTTAGCATTGCTATCTGAAGCATCAGAAAATATTACTTTATCAGTTCCTGCTAATGTAACAGATGTTCCATCTGCTGCCGCTAATACAACGTTATCTGTACCTGCATAATCTACTGCTAATGTTCCTGAAGAAACAATTGTACCACCTGTTAAACCAGCTCCAGTTCCTATAGAAGTAACTGTACCGTCTTTACCAAAACCAGGCATATTAGAAATAAGTGATTTTCTTAATGTATTACTATCACTTACATCTGAGAACCAAACATAATCAGTTCCTACTGGATCTGCAGCAGTTAATACTTCAATTGCATTATCTGTACCTACAGTATCAATATTAACTGTTGGTGTTGTAGAAGGAGAACCTGTAATTGTTATACCAGTTCCTCCTGTTAAAGAAGTAACTGTACCAACATTATTTGTAGCATTTGTTGTAACTGTAAGAGTATTTGATGATCTGGTTACGGTTAAGGATGCTGATGCTGTACCATTACCTTGTATTATTACATTATCAGCTACACCATCGTTATCTATTAATTGGATGCCTGCTGTTCCATTAGCACCACCTACACCAAATAGTTCATAAGTTGTATTAGAATCTGATCCAGTTGTAAAATCTACCCATGCTCCATTTGCACGGAGTCTCATTTTGTCTGTGCTAGAATTGTAATAAATCTGACCATCTCCTAGCAAGCTAGCACCAGTTGGATCTGCAGTTTCATTTTGAATTCTGGCGTTCTTGAACGTACCCTGGTTGATAAGCGTGATATGCCCATCAACTTGAATACCTGCTAAAAATTGTATTGCCATTTTATTTATTTTTAATTGTTATTATTATTGTTTAATTGTTATTTTTTAATTTAAAAAAGCACACCCTGCAAATGAATTACTAAATGATACTCTTATTTGGTTAGTAGATAAATAATCTATATCACCTATCACTACATTATTATCTAAGTCAGCTATTGTTACTGATGGATACTCCCCTAAATTATGTGTTATTGTCCATACCGCAGCAGCTATCTCAAAACACTGTACAAACGTTGCTTCATTTGCAAGTATATCTGCTAAATCTAATACTGTACATACATTAGTAGGAACAGCCGGACAAGATACACTTGCCTTTACATTTATTTTTGCCAATGGCTCAACAAATACACCTTTATCTTCTGTTGCAACAACAACCTTATCTGATTTTTTATCTAACCAATCACATAATTCTTTTTGTAATACTGCATTAGCAAAATCAGTATAACAACATGCTTCAATACCAAACTTAACTTCTTTAAAGTTTGCATATGCTTGGTTAGCAAAAGTCTGTTCTACTCTTATTCTTTTTTCAAGAGCCACATGCTTTACTTGATTTGCATTTGATATTTCTCTAGGTTTACCCATTTTTTAAATTCACTATTTGTTGTTTAGCAAGTTCTAAAGATAAATTTCTACTACCCTCTGTAGCTTGTTGTTTAGCTTTAGATGAGTTTTTACATCCTTTGCAAATTACATTTCCATTTTCATCATGTGTCTTTTGACATCCACACGTAAATTTTTTTCCACATACTGAACAGTTATTCATAATTCTTTGGTTTTATACGTAATACATTCCTCTCTTTGCTGATCCACAATTTCCAGTTGGACAAGTAATCTTATTTAATCTGGCTTTTGCATAATTATATATTTGCATAGCTTGAGTTGTAGATTGACAATATTCTGCATTTGAAACGGCAGCATCAATCATTGTTTTTATATAACTCATTTCAGCTAATAATTCTTGTTTCTCAGAATCAGGTTGACAGGGTTGTACATCTAGATCACACAATACTTCATAGTATTGTCCAAGTAATTGTGTAACTCTTAGATGATTGTATTCTACGTATACCTTTGAATTAGGTGATACACTGTATCTTATGATATATATACCATCAGGTATATTTTCTTGTTTTGTACCACAATCCGTGGTTTGCAAAGCAAGTGTACATGCCGTTAAACACATGTCAAAATCTTTATCAACCTTAATTAAAACAGGTACAGAATAGCCAGGTAAAGTAATTAATAACTCTTCACAATCAACTGCTAAATCCTTTGAATATTGACTTGTATCTTTTATGCAAAGTAAATTACAGTTAGATACTGTAGGTATTTCTAAACTTAATATATGTCTGTCTGCCATTTTGTATTCTATTAATAAATGATACTATATAGATAATATACAAAAAAAATAGAACATATAAAAAATAAAAGAGCAGGAGATTTCTCCCCTGCTCTAATATCTTGGTTGATAATTTTAATTATTACCAAACAGCATTTTGCTCAATAGGTAAGTTATTCCCATTGTCTTTAGCCCATGCTTGTAATCCTTCAAGGAAATCCTCCATAGCATTTTGTGCTGCTGTATCACTACATTTAACATAGATCTTATACTGATACTGGTCATTATCAAACACTCCTGATGGATTGTTGAATCTTGGCACAGAATGTTGTACGTAATAAGCTCTGTATGTTGATGTTCTATCAACTGCAGCTAAAAGCTCATCAGATAATTCAATCTCTCTGATTCTAGCACTATCAGCATTTCCTTGGTTATAAGGAGACTGACGGTATCTCTCAGACATAATTAATTCTCTAATTACTTCTTCACCTTGTGTTTGTTGCATTGAACCTGGTGTAGCTGAAGCAACACCACAGTCATTACATGGATTACCTGTTTCATCTAATAAAGATACAATGATCTCTACAGGCTCAGCATTGAAATGATCTCTAGTGTCAAAAGAACAGTTACCAAATACAGTGTCAACGTATGCACCTTTGAATTCTACACATGCAGAAACCTTAGTAGCTCCGTTTGGATCTGTTGAAGCAACATATGTTCCATCAACTACTTCAGCAATACTATAAACTGCTTGAGTAGATACGCCACCTGTAGTAGTTGTTACAATAACACCACCTTCAGAAACTGAATCTACTAAAATAGCACCATCTGTACCACCAGCTACAACTAATACATCTCCAACTGCATAACCTGATCCTGCAGTAGCAATAGAGTAAGTAGCAATAGCATCACTAACACCTAAACTTACAATGTTAATAGTTGCACCTGAACCTGTAGAACTACCAGAAGTAGCTTGAGTTGATACTGTATAACCATTACCACCAGCTGATAATGTACTAGCATCAACACCGTCTACATCAGCTTCAGCAACAAATGGTTTGATAAGTGGATCACCTAAAGCCATTTTAGCCATATTAGCAATGATTAAAGCCGGGTCAATATATTCTTGCCCTTCAACACAACATACATTTGCTGAGTCAGCAATTGCATATGCATTGTGATTTAAAAATCTAAGTGCAGGAGAACCTTTTACATCAATTCTCATAAACTGTGTTTTACCACAAGGAGCACAATCAGATGCTAAACATAATTTAGCAGTTGCTTGTGATGCAGTAAGACAGTTTGCTGCCCACATTCTAGTAAGATATCTTGGGTTAATCCCTTTAGATTTTACTGATTCTTTGTAACCCCCATGTCCTGGGTTGTTACCAATTGTATCTTTAGTATAAAATGAACCTTGTACAATGTACGCTAGTTCACCAGCAGTTAATGCAGCTGGAGCAGCAGCACCACCTGGGATAGCAACTGACTTCCAGTCACTTCCACCAACTAATGCTAATTCACCAGCAGCTAAAGCACTAGTAGCAGTACCTGCTGTTTGCTCTACTGAAGACACAACAAACGTTTTATTAAACGCATGATTAAAATAAGCCATAATTTGTTGTTTTGTGTGAGGACCATTACCCTCACTGGTTATAAAAAAAGATTTAAACAGTTTACTCTGCTTGTAACATCAGTGTTACTATAATAATATAATGATTTTCTATCAGATAAACAATATATTAATTATTTCTTTCAGCAGCCTGCAATCCTCTTTGTTGCTGATACATATTTTCTATATCACCTGCAATCAATGCTGCAGTATCATCAAGGATTACTTCTACTAAATCATCTTTAAACTCACATATAACATTATTCAAGCTAATATTACCAGTGTATGGATCTGTACAGCCTTGTACTTGTATCAATGTAGGTTGTCTATAATAAGTTAATACAGGATTTACTATATCAAAATTTCTTTTGTATATTCTTATCTTGTTATCAAGCATAGTACAAAAAGTTTCTCCCCATTCAAAATCTGGATTCTTTAGGGGATCTCTCATAATTAAATTAACATTAGCTTCTTCAGCTAAATATACAGTCATTGATCTTGGAGTACAACAGTCATCTTTTGCCTGTGTAGTAACTTTCTTAAATTCTAAATAAGTTTCCTCAGGAAAATTGTCTGTCTCAAAATAATCTGGAAAAACATTACCTGTAAGGGATAATTCAATTAGGAGAGGTTGCAAGTCATCCACTCTTCTTTTGGATAACTCATCACCTTCCTGATACATATTTCCCCCATGTAAGTTTCTTCTACACCACTCAACTTGTGATTTGTTAAAAGCCTCAACAAACTGCCAACATTCTATATTATCATAGTCTTGGCTATCAAGCTTATTCAGCCTTTGCTTAAGTTTTATAAGTAATGTATTATTTTCCATTTTTAATTATTTTTAAGCATTCCAATATGGTTCAACTTTATCCATTAGAGATAATAAACTTTCTTCATTTTTAGGATCCATTAAAAAATCTAAACATTCAGACGGTCTTTTACCCATTCTAATACCACTATCCATTGGCTCAATCCATCCCCCTGCTTTAGTCAGTAAGAATCTATAAAATAAACAGTCTTTAACAAGTGCTCTTATTTTTATTTCCTCCATACTTAATGTAGAAACATCTAAAAAGTTTTGTGCTGCTTTTTTCTTATTACCTTCAGATCCATGACCTTGAATATAGTCATCCATATTTTCATACATAACATCATTAGGAGTAGACTTACTATACTGTGTGCTATTTGAATCACAGATTTTAGCTACATACATAAGCTTTGTTGCATTGCCATCATACATTTTTTGTAATTCTACTAATGCTCTATTTCTTATTTTACTAAGTTCAGTTCTAGTAGTTAACGTTTCTTCTAACGTATCTAAATAAAACTTAACTCCTTTAGAGTTTACTTTAGCATCTTTTAATGACTTTGCTACTATAGAAAAGCCACCTGCTTTAATGGCATATAGTTTAATTCTATCATATGGATCTAATTCTGGATCTAAGAATACTGGATCATTACCACATCTTAAACTAATCTTGTCCCAAAATTTATCATTATTAGGACTCATAATAGTTAAGTTGTTCCAAAAATCTTTGTCTTCTGGATCAACTACATTAGCTGCAAGAGATGCTTCTAATTCTGCAACTACAGTTCTAATTTCTTTAATCTTTGCTTTTTTCTCCTTAGGTGCTAACATTTTTACTTCAGGTGCAAATTCATTTAAACCAGTAACATATCTTTTTACTCCATTCATCTCTAGACATGCTAATGATTCTTCATGGTATACTCCATCATGTAATGCCAATCCATATTGTTCCAATCCCATATTTTCTTTATTAGGATTAAAAAATGGACGCACTGCAACAGATTGTTTTTTTTCCTGCTGATACTTTTCTACAATAGTGTACTCACTCATTTTTTTTGGTTTTAAATTAATAATTATTATTCACAGTCAAAAGTACATAATTATGTACATTTATTATTACTAATTTCTAAAGCAAGGTTTTACCCTTGCTAAAGTTTTTTGACTTTTAAACAACTATTTTCAAAGCTCCTGTAGTGTGATATATATCACCTTTTGCTAAACCTGCAGCTATTGCTGCTGCATTATCTGCATGGTCTCTAGCTAAGATGTCTTTACCAACAGCTTTAGAAGCAAGTATTTTTGAAACACTTGAATTTGAAAACTCATATGTTTTATTTTGTCTTTTAATATCTAGTGCCATGATTAGTTATATTTTAAAGGTTAAAAATAAAAAGGGAGGAGGTATTAGCCCCTCCCCTTTAATTATAGTTCTTAGAATGAGCCTCCTGTTACAGGGTTTCTCATTACAATTTTAAGAACTTTGGTTGGATCCTTAACCCATATAGCCGGCATGGTCTGAGTCATATATACTCTATATCCATTAAACTGACCAGTAGAAGCAAATCCTTGAGTTCTTCCCATGTAGTCCATAGTACCATTTTGGTAGAACCACTTAAGTTGATTATCCCAAGAAAGTTTCAACAAGTGAATGTTGTCATTTCCTTCATCAGTTACATCAAAGATAATAAAGCTGTATGAACTTAGAGGTCTACCATCAATTAATGGATTCTCTATATCATTTGTGTTTAAGTTATCAAATGCTGGATTCAATACAAACTTAACGTTAGCTAAGAATGGAATAGTAAAGCTTGTGTAAGCAAAACCATAATCTAAATCCATACCAGAACCTTTAACAGCTCCAATATCAGTTGCATTTTGTACTAAACCTGAACCATACACTTCATCAGCAATTGCTTTGTTGATTAGTTGCATACCACCAATACCTGTTTGTACAACAAGTGATCTTTGTGGGTCTGGCCCTTTAAATTCAACTTTACCTTGGTAGAAGTTATAAAGTTCAGACTTAAACATGTCAAGAGTAAATGATGACTTGTTATATACTCTTTTGAAAGAGTTATCTAACTGTGACCATAAACCTACAGATAATCTAATATCATCCGGTCCGTCTTGCTTAATTCTACCACCTTTACCCCACATTAGGTAAGTTTCAATATCCGTAGCAATTTTAGATAAATGTGCTGCTTCCATATTTGTAATGAAAGTTCTTGTAAGAGTTCCGTTTTCAAACGCTTCTCTTGCACCTGCTTTACCCATGTTAGCTACTAGTCCTTCAATACTAGGTACTGATGGATTGTTTGGATCATTGTCAAAGTTTCTCCAAATCTCAGTTACTGGTACAGTACCATCAGCATTCAAACCACCTTTGATCATAAGATCAGCACGGCTTGAAATAGAATAGTGTACGTGTGCTTCTGCTCCTCCTACAAAGTTGTAGAATTCACGGAATCCAGATCCTGTTTCAATGTCAGAAAATCTTTCACCATATTCACCTCTTGCAGAACCTTTTCTAAAGAATTTTGTTCCTTTAGCTAGATACTTATTATCTAAGACTGCTGCATTGTTGTTGTTAACTAATTGAACAGTGTAAACATATCCATCACCTGCAGGGATAATATCATCTGCTGTAATGTAAAGTTCAAGTCCATTATACTTATCATAAGTAATAATGTCACCATGTCCAAAAGTTCTTTTGTTGATCTTGATCTTAAATAGAGTTCCATCTACACCTTTAGCATCATTTGCTGGTTCAATGTCTGCCACTATGTAAGGAAGATCTTGTGCAATAGGAGTTTGCCACTTGTACTCACCTCTAGCATTATCCACCATGATTGTATTCTTTCCACCAAAAGAAGCCATTTGATATAAAGGCATTTCTACCTTTTGGGTCATTGCCCATAAATCAATTGGTCCCATATCCATAGGCTCGGAGTTACCAAGCATTTGGGTAAGGTGATAAGAATCAACATGAGAACTAGCTTTGTAGCTTGTATCACGTAGGAAAATCCCATTATTTAAAACTGGAGTTGCCATAATTTTGATTGTTTTTGATTAATAATTATTGTTTATATATTTAATACTTGATTAAATTCTTTTAAAAATGTTGTTAGCTCTTGGTATTTTTCTTTTAGCAGTTCTTTTAGCAGTTGGTTCTTTATCCTTAACTCCTAAAGATGTAGACCCTCCACTATTAGATTGTTCTGTTTTAAGTTTTCTTACCGTTTTCTCTATAGTTTTTTGAGCACCCTTATCCATTATTTTTGCTTTGTATCCTTCTGGATCTTGTAGCAACCATAATGCTTCAGATATCAAACCATAGTTTGGCTCAACAAATTGATACTTTTCAAGGAGATGTCCAAGTAAGTTAGTATTCTTACCACTAACTGATGGATAAGCGGGTTGTACCAAACCATTATAAAGCATAGCTTGTGTCTTCTTATCTATCTTAACATCATTTATAGAACCCCCTTTCAAAGTCTCATATACGTTTTTCATATATTGCTGTGATGCTTGTTCTTGTTGTTTCTTTTTAAGCTCTTGTTCTTCTAGCTTTCTTGCAACAACCTTTTCTTGCATCTTATCTAATTTTGGTTTAAACTTCATTGCTTGTTGTTCAAGCTTACCTAAGTCTTTCCAAATTTCTATTTCCTCAGCAATTTCTTCAGTAGTACCATATCCTGTTGCAGATAAATACTCTGTGATAATTCTTTCTTGATCATTTGACTTCTTAACATCTAATGATCTATTTTCTTCTACTTGTGATAACGTAGCAAACATTCCTTTTAAATCTTGACCACCATCTGCTACATAACGTGCAGCAATTTGTAATTCTTGTGGTAAGCTTTCAAAAAACTTTTTAGGAGTTTCTCTTCTTACTTCATTAGCTTTTTCTTCTAAGTTAGCTTGAATTAATTCTTCCCAGTCTTTAGCAGAATAATCTTCTAATTCTTTGTCATCATCAAAAGGAACAATCTTATCTTCTTTAATAAGCTTACTAAATACATCACTTATTCCAGAAATCTTTTTCCTTCCTCTTTTTTCTATTTTCTCTTCTTCAGAGTCTTCTTCATCAATACTGCTGATTACATCATCAATATTAACTTCTTCTTTAACTTCCTCAGCTTTTACTTCTGGTTCAGCTACTTCTTTTTCTGTGCTAGATTCTTCTTTAGAATCAGCTTTTACATTTAAATCATCTTTGTCATCTACATCTGGATCAGCAAAAGACATGTCTGTTTTTGACCCTGTACCTGAAAAAATGTTCTTGTTTGGTTTTTCTTCCTGTGGCAAAGTAACATCAGCTGCACTAGGTGCTGCATCAAAGATCTCATCTAAGTTTATGTCTAATGTTTCTACTTTACTATTCACAGATTCAGTTTTAGTACTCATAATATTTGTTGGTTTTAATATTAGTAATCTCTATACATATATAATATAAGAATAATCTTTCTAATTAAACTTATATAATTTGAAATAAATTAAAAGTTTTTAGCAGTATATAGCTAACACTTATTTTTTATCTTTATTTTCTTTGGATTTAGGAGCATCATACTTGTTTTTATTTTCTCTAGCTATGTCCAATTTTGTCTGTGCAATCTCTTTCTGAGCATTTATTTTTTGTCTTTCAACATCTAATCTACTATTCTCCATAGTCATCTTAGTAGTGTTTTTCTCTCTCTCCATGCTAAGTTGTTGATTGTATCTTGTAGACTCTTTAATTTCTTCCATAGCATCCTGATAATCAGACTGTTTGTTTTCATTAATGTCTACCATTGAACCGTATCCAGCAGATTTTATTTCAGCTAACAGTATATTGTTTTGTCTGTCTTTCTCATTTTCATCTATTTCAACTTGAAGTTTCATTTGTTCTTCTTGTTGCTTAGCTTGAATTTGTTGCTGTTGCATTTGCTGTTGTTGTTGCATATCTTGCTGACGTTGCATTTGTTGTCTGTTTTCAGAATCTTTTAAGATATCTGTTACTTCAGCAATTGAATCTGCTTTTACAATGTTACCTAATTCAAAGATACTTGCACCTGTAGTATTATTTGTAAGAGCCATCTGCTTAAGATTTTCTAGAATAGCTCTGTGATTTGTTTTTGTTGTAGCAAAAATATTAAAATCTCTTAGTAATAAATCTGTACCATTAATTGTAAAATTAACCTTTTCTGCTTCAGAAGATATATATGATAGTCTAACACTTGGGTTAGTACTATAGTAGTATTGTGCTAAATCAGTTCTCATCTGATGTACTCTTGGCATCAACTGGTCTGAATGCTGTACAAAATACATCTCTGTTTGAGCGTAAGACTGTTGCATAGCTTGTACTACCCCTGTTGCCGTTTGAGCTGATACAGCCCCTCCTAGACGTTGTGGATTAACCCCTATTGCATCAAAGCATTGTTGCTTAAAATAATTAGCAAGTTGAATTCTAGACATTAATCTACTAGTCTGCTCCATGTTTAGAGTTTGATAGTGATTAAAGTTAGTAGCATTCTCAGTATTAGTAATAGATGTATCAAGAGGTAACATTTGAAAATCTTTCATTGCTACCCATGCTTTTGAATAATTATTTTTTCCCCAATCCTCACCCATTGAGTGACGTGGTAAAGCATTTTGATCAAACATAATTACTGTTCCTAATTCATCTATTAGAATGTCAGCAATTTGGTTATTAACCATATTGTATCCAACTTGATATGCTTTCATTAAATCTACCAATGAAGTAGATCTAGTATTTCTATCAGAAAATACTCTCCCTTCTACAGGAAGTTTACATCCATAAAGTGTATTGTTACCTTTAAATTGAAAAGGTAATCTTCCAGGTTTAGTTCTATTAATACCTACATATATTGGGTTTATATTATCTCCCATTGTAGATCTCCACATTGCTGGTAAGTTTGGTCCTACTTTAACACCACCCCATACTTCATTGATCCATATCCAATCTATATGTTCTCCTTGTAATAAATTTTCTTTTGTTCTGTTCTTAAATATAGAGGTATCATATACAGCTTTTTCTGTAATTTTAAAAGTCTCATCAATGATCTCTTGAGTTACACTACCATTTAATTCTATCTTAGTTAAATGACCAACTCTCCTCTGCGTCTTCCAATAAATTGTAGATACTCTCATTAAGTTACCTTCATCTAAAGGTGTCATGTCTTCTGAGTTATCTAATATCTCACTTAAAATATCACCACCTACTCCAGGATTATTCCAATAGTTACTTGTATATTGTCTATACGCTAAACCTGGCATATTAGTATTCCACTCATGTGATCTAGTTGCATCATAGTATGCACCATCATTTTGATAGCCATTTACTTGATACTGTGCAGATCTTGCAGGATATATTTTTTGTAAAGATTTTAATTGCTTCTCATCCATTAAATAACCGTATCTGTCAATAACATCTGACACAGTCATTAAGTCCATCTTACCTACATAGTTAGAATCAGAAATGTATCTCTGATCTGGAGATTTTTGATAGAAAGTTAAAACTGGATTCCATAGCTCTACATCATAATCATCTTCCAACATTCTAAAATGCCAAAATTCTCTATCTGATATAAGCATATCACGGAAGCCTCTTTCTTCAAGTTCTTGCATATGAAATCTTTCTTCATCTACTGCAAGTTGGTGTGATGCCCATTCTTCAACCATACTTCTATAATCCTTAGAAAAGAAGTCTTCTATTTCTGGTAAAGATTTTAATCCCTCTGGTGATAATTGTTGTTGTGCTTCTTCAGATCCTGGGTCCATACCCATCTCAATCATTTTCATTACTAGATTTGCCTCAGCCTCTGCTAATAATGATTCTTCAATCTGTAATCTTTTTTGCTCTAACATCTCATTATAAGATGTATCATCAACAGCTCTAAATTGCACTTTAGAATATCTCTTTGCAAATTCACCTGTCAATACATTAATTACATTAGGTATGATAGGATAAAATTTTAATTCAAGTGCTGAATCATTCTCAGCTGTAAGAGTATCCATTAAGTCTTTGTAGTCATTATCTGGTTCAACTATGTAATCAGATTTATCTATAACTCCTTTTGCTAACTTATAATTCTTTAATAATCTTCTTGAATTAATACGTAAAAATTCTATACCTTGTAACTCTAACCAATCTAGATTCCAAGCCGCCCAATCATCAGTCTTTTTTGAGTAAGGTAAAAACTGTGTTGGTTGTGTTAAGCTAGAAAATGTTGGCCCGCTTTCAGCTTTGGCCCCATTTTTCATTTGCATTGCATTTAATACTCTCATCTAGATTATTTTTGGCTATTTAATATTTTTAAAACCAGACCTTCTTATTTTCTGACCACCTAATGTTCTCCTACGGCCTATATTTTTAAACGCACTGGTATACTTTAATTTACTTATTTTTTCTGAATTTACCAAAGAATCACCTTCTGATTCACGCCTTTTGGCATAACCTCTATTAGATTGTTGTATTTTGACAAAAGCAACCAACGCTCCAAACGTAACTAACCTATCCACGTTAAGACCTGGATAATATGCTAACATTTCTTTTATAAGCATTGGATCTGGTATTCTTTCAACACCTAATGTTTGTGACATAACATTACCTTCATCATCTAATTTTTCATCTATTGCTTCTCTTATAAATTCTATAGCATAAGAAATTAAATGGCTCTTAAATAACGTTCCTGTATTTTTCCAACCGTATTCTTGATATACTGTTCTGTTAGATCCTAAATCTTTTAAGAAAAGTATTTGTTGCTTTGGCACTAAATATCTTTGTTTTTTTCTTGCTATCATATGTTGAATAAATAATGATATATTATTCTCAACAATAGTCCAAGCATTATACCACTCTATAATTAATTCAAGTCTTTCATGTGTTTTATTAATATCATCAAACCTTCCACACCAAGCAGCTACTATCTTATCTCCTTCTACAAATACCTCAGTATCACCTGATACGGTTGTTCTAGTTACCTCAGTAGCATTTTTAAGAATCAGATGTAGTTGTTTTACCTTCTGATACAGGGTCAATAGAACCATAGTATTGGCCAAATTCCGGACGTTTACTAGCAGGTCTTTCCCACACTACTATAGTTCCAGTTTTATCTGTCATTTTTTTATTTACGGGGAATTCAGTAATTGGTGCCTTGTTAGTTCTTTTAGCCACTATACCTTCTTGATCTCTATCTAATTCAATTAGCTCATATGCATATTCTTTTTCTTCTATCTTTTTCATTTGTTTAGATAAAATACCTTGTGGAAATACAGAAGCTTTTCTATATGCAAATGCTTCTGCTATGTTTAAAGGTTTCTGAGATATTCTTAATTGATATTGTTCAGGTCCTAATTCTGCTTTCCATCTTTCTCTTTCTCTTACAATAGCCTCTATAGCTTCCTCAATTTGTGAATTACCCCAGCTATCAATGTATGGTGGCATTGACCATTGCTCAGGAATAAATAATCCAGCCATTCCTATAGTGCCTTCTGCATCTATAAGGTTAGTTTCTACTGCATATATATCATTGGCAGTAGGATTCATTATCATTTCTTTTAATGGGTTACATTGTTCTAAATCACCCACAGATCCTGCAGCAATAAACATACCTGTTGTCATCATACCTGAAGACATTGCAGGACGCAAGTACTCATACGTTTGCATCATCTTAGGGGCAATACCTGCTTCCTCATGAAAGAAATAAGTAGTAGGTCCACCTACACCAGATGTAGCATTCTTTTCAAATGATGCACCTTGTATCTTTGACTTTAATCCTCTAGATGTTTTTCTATTACCTACTTTAACTTCTATTTGCTGTTGCCATAAAAGAACTTTCTCAGGATTACTTGGCCTATACCAAGCTGTATGTTCATTAAGAAAAGTTTTATATTCATCTAAAAACTTCCAAGAACCTTTATCATTTATATAATCTTTTAATGATGCACCAATCTTACATGTACTACCTTCTTCAAACCAATAGGTATTTATAATCTTTCCCATATGAAAATATGAAGAAGCTATCTGACGTTTTTTAAGTATAGCTGAATGCTGATTGTTTAACTCTGCAAGTATTTCATACAATGCCATGTGATATTGTGCATCACGTACTTTGGCAAACCCATATTTTTTTTCTTCTTTATCAAAGATTGGTAAAAAATTTAACCACATATAATAGTCTCTGGTAAGATACCAAATCTTATTATTATTTTTATATATTACCCCTTCTCTACATTTATTTTTTTGGTCATCCCAGTATGCCATAAAATCCTTTGATCTAAAAGGAGAACTACAATACAAACCTTCTTTATTAAATCTCCTTGCTTCAGCATTAAATATTAAACTTGTTTCATCAAATTCATACTTGCCAGGTTCTTTAAATATCTCAAAAATAAACTCATGAAAATCTTCATCATTAGAAAATTCTGTAGATGTCCAATTATCATTTTCATATGTAGGTATAATCCTACTCATCTCTTATGATGGCATATACATCACCAAACTGTAACAACAAATGCTCTTCACCATTATGAGGCATTGGTGTTGGCATAGCATGATCTGCATAATGCACTACATCTCCTATTTGTATTTCTTCTACTTGATCTCCTTTACCTACAACAACCCCTTGAAATGTCTTTTTCTGAGCCATTTCTGGTAAATATAATCCTGATGCTGTCTTAGTCTCAGGTTTAATTTCTTTAATTAACAGTTTTTTTCCAACTGGTATAATTACTTTGTTTTTCATTTAATTAAATTTTATTGATTTATAATTGATCATATGCCAATCCTGCACCACCACGCACAGAACTCTCTTGTTCTTGTTGCATGTCTGTATATGCACCTTTGTATGATTGTCTAATTTGTTCAAACTTTGCAGCAGCATTTATCATAGAGTTCATATTACCGTCTCTACCATGCTCAATAGGGGTTACCTCCATATACTGTGCTAATCTGTCTAACATGGCTTTAATGCCTACGTATGCCCTATATGTAGGAGTTTCATACATCTTCTTGCACATATCTAATGCATATCTTATTTTACCATCTTCAGGAGATTCTTCTAATCCTATTTCTTCTATTATAATATCTTCCTTCTCATGTTCAGGCAAATTAAAAAACGGATTTAAATCAGGGTTAGGGCAAGACATATAAAAAATATATTGATATACCTGCATATTAGTATCAGGATATTCCGTCATTATATTTTTTAAAAATGGTAATGAGTAACAATGTTCTGTTAATACTAATTTACTATTCTGTATATCAAATAATTTTACTATCATGCTTTTTTAGGTTTAGTTATTTCTTTCTTTAATTGATCATATGCCACTACAAGTATAATTGGTTTGCTTTGTCCAAACAATAATACTTCAGTATGTGTATTTTGAAACTTATCTGTTGCTACATGAAAGTATTCTTTAAACCATACTACTTTATCTAGATCTATACATATTTTTGTTTCTTCAAATCTAAAGTCTGTAGGTACTTTTGACTTTAATGATTGTATTTCTACTGCTGCTATATATTCTTTCATTATTGATTATCTTTTAGCCACATTATTAAAGATCTAACTTCATCTTTTAAATATGGTAATTCATACATTTTTATTGTATCTAATACTGGTTCACCATCAACATGTTCATTGATTGGATATCCATTTTTATCCTCACCTACTTGTTTAAACTTAACATGTTGTATAATTAGTTTTCCAATCTTTAATTTAGGGTTATGCTTCTTAATAATATACGCATAAATACTCAATTGTAAGTTATAATGATTAAGGTTACAATCATCTAAATGATTTACAGGCCTAAACATTTTATTAGTTATTCCTTCCCAATTAGTGAATCCTTTATCTTTAATTTCTTTATTTGTTTTGTAATCAGTTATGTTTATATAACCATTTACAACTTCCACTAAATCAGCTTGACCACAAATAGCAGCAGACTTAAGATATACTAAATGTTCTGGATATACTCCTTCTTCTAATTTCTGCTCTGGTGCAATTTTTACTCCAGAGGTATCTACCAATGGTTTTATAATAGGCACTTCTGTTCCATACTTTTGAATTGTTTCAAACTCAAGTATATCTGCTTCTCTTTGATTATGATAAAAATTACCTAGCTTGATTGCTCTATCTGTCTCCCCATCCCATGCAGCTATTATTTCTTTGGGTGTCATACCATACCATTTTGATCTTTTGTTCTTAGATGATTTAACTGCCTGACCATCTCTGTCAAACTTGGGTTTAAATTTTCCAACTAAAGAAGTAACACTTAACCAATCTATTTTATCTTGATCAATGCTTTCATATACGTGTCCTTCTTCTTTAAATAATATTGCCATTAGTCTGTAATATTAGTAGTCCACATATTCCCATAAGGCATAGGTGTATGCACTTCCTGTTCAGGTACATGAACGTTATAGATTATTGTTTTAGCAGGCTCCAACAATGTTATTGCTTCTTCTGCAGTTATTTGTTCTTCAGCTAGTAGTTCACCTACTATTTGAGCTTTAGTTAGTTTGTCCATTTTCAATTTGTTTATTAATTAATTCTTCTTGCTCTTCTGATGTTATTGCATGCCATTTTCCCTTTGGACAATCAGAAGATAATGATCTTACTTTAAATGCTAAACTACACCCACAATCTGAACAACAAGGTTGTGTTCCAGGTGCCATACATTTATCACCTCCTGCGTCAAATAAAATACAATTTAAACATGTCTGGAATCTTTTATCAGCTATTGCTTCAATATGCTCTTTCTTAAATATATTGTTTTTAATACCTTCTGCAATTTTATCTGCATTTTTAAAAACATCTAAATACTTTTTCCAGTTAGCCATTTTTTTTAAAATTTTCTTTTTTTAGCATATCATCATGGATTTGTTTCATTGCACTTTCCATCTGCTCAATATTGGTTTTTATATCCTCACTTTTTGCATAACCATTGTAAGTTCTTTTAGCAATATTACCTAATAGACTTTTATTCTTTTTTATTGCCTTGTTTAACTTAGATTTTCTTAACTCAAATGTTCCTAATCCCTCTACATAAACTCTTGGGAAACTTAAATCAGAAAGTTTTCTTCTTAACTTTGCATAATAAAAAGTTATAAAATCTTCTACTACTTGAGGATGTACTTCAACTTCCTCAGCTATATTCTTTCTAAACTCCTTGTGTGACTTGGGATGCATTGCCTAAAATTTTATAATCAAGTAATACTAATCCTTCTGTCTGAATATTAATAGCTGGTTTAATGGTAATTGTTTTTTTATTATTCCCTTTTTTACTAAGCAAACCTTTTCTTTCTGCCTTTGTTATTGCATTTCTAGCAGACTGAGGACTCTTAAAAATATTCATATTAACTAATGTTAAACAAAACTTAGTTAATTCAATACTTGGAGTTTTAGATAGTTCACATAAAAACTTTAAATCAGAATTAGTTACTAATATATCATTAAAGAAACAATAAGTAAGTATCTGATACTTTATTGATTCATCAATATTAACTTTTAATTTTAAATCTACTTTTTTTACTATTGCCATTTTATAAACTCATTATCATATCAACCATATCTGGATGTGGATATATATCTGACTTACCTGTTCTCACATTACCGTGAGTTAATAAACCTCTTACCTTTCCATAATATGCATCCTCTTGAAAATCAAAACCTTTAGATGGACCATATTTCTTGATATATTGTTTTAAACCTAATCTTATATCTACACCATCTCTTTCACCTACCCACTTGATCCACTTTTCTGTGGCTTTGATTTGTTCTTCTGTGTAGTTATGCCAGTGTAGTTTATCCTTAAAATGTTCAGGTAGCTCACATACTTGTTCTTCCTGACATACTGAACCTACATATGTTTTCATTGTTTTACTATCTAAGTATCCCATGTTACATATTTCAATTCCTACTGAATGCCTGTTCATATATCCTGATCCAGTCTTACCTAAATGAAATCCTTGTGCTCCTGTAGGAAATGCTTGTACCATGACACCATTATATTCATCATTACCATTCCTGTGATTGATACCTCCTAATACAAATTCAGTTGCAATGCGTCCCCTGCTATCTCTTCCCCAGTGATCAATGCATCTATAAGGATTAGCATTACCTGCAGTATGATGTAAAAAGATATAATGATTACTAACGGGTCCTTCTACATATTCCCCTTTAGGTAAATAATGCTTATGTATAATTTGATCATAAGGTGTCTCAAACATTTGACCTTGTGTATCAGTATCTTCATCTATTGCTATGGTTAACGCACTTGGTAACTGTAATAAAAGAGTCCATGTCTCTGCACCTACTATACCATCAGCAGATAAATTATGCATAAGTTGAAACCTTATAACATGTTTTTCTGTTTGTCTTCCAAATATTCCGTCAGGTTTAATTAAAAGATTTTGTTGTAATGTCTTTACTTCTTGGCCTCTATCACCTTTTTTTAGCATCTTCATAATTACTCTGCACCTGCTGCCGCTTTTTCCATAGCTTCTTTAAAAGCTTTCTCATCTTCACTAGCCTCTCCTGCATTATCTTGTTGTGCTGCGGTTTGTGCCATAAACATTTGAGCTTGCAGTCTTTCAGCTCTTGCTTTGTCAATAGTAGCTAATAAATCCTCATATTCTGCTTGAACAGTAAGATGTGGAATATTATCTTTATAAAACTGTGTGATTTCTTCTCTACGCTTAGTAAGTTCTTCTTTACTTAGCTGAGGATCCTTGTTAGGATCTAAATTTTTTACGTCTGCCATTTTATTTGGTTTTAAAAATTAAACATATATGCAAACATACATAAATAGTTTAACTTAAAAAAGTTTAATGGCTTTTTTTTATTCCGTTGGAGGAAATAACGGATTATTTTCTAGTAAAGTAATCATTTCTACTACATCCGATTTGATATATGTTTTAAAATTGACGGCATAGTTTTCTACTGGCCAATTATCATCAGTAATAGTGTCACTGGCTGGTGTAATAAAAGGGGAACTATTACCTACCAGTTTATAGAACGTATATATTTGAGGATCACAGCATGGATCCTGTACTTGTTTAGTAAAACCTAATTCTATTAAATCTGCTTCTGTCATAATCTACCATTTTACTTTGTCTGCCCAATATGCTGCACTCATTTTACCTTTAGCTATATTTTTACCATGTCTAGCTTTAAAGCTCTTACGTCTAGCCTTTTGCTTTGCTGACTCACCGGCTTTAGGCTTACCTGCTGTCTTTACACCCTGTTGACCAAATCTAATTGTCTTTACTTTATCTCCCACCTTAGCTACCACTACGTGAGACTTCTTTGGGTGTGACGGAGTACGTTTAGGTTTATTATAACCTGATACCCCTGCTTTTGTTAGTCTACTATCTTTCTTTGCTGCCATTATCTTTTCTTTCCTTTATGCAATCCGTGAGATGCGTGTTGTTTACCTTTTTTAGTTGCAGCACGCTTCTTTTTATTAGCTGCAGCTAGCTTAGCCTTACCCTTTTTAGTGCTCTTTAACTTATCAATAGTTTTCTTTGGTGCATATACCTCACCTGTTTCAGAACTTTTCTTTCCTGATGCAGTTGTCCATTTCTGTTTGGTCCATCTAGTAAGACTTTTTTGTTGTTTTGTTTTTGCCATTATCTTGCAAATTACTTTTTACTTTTATATCCGCCTCCGTTTGCTTTATACCTTTTTGCAAGCATTTGAGCTTTACGTGCTGACCACTGTCCCGGTGCTCCTCCTTTACCTCCAGCCTTGATGGAATTAAATAACCTTTTACGCATTCCCGGTTTAGTATAGTTTCCAGAACTATTTACTGTGCTTTTCTTTTTTTTCTTTACTGCCATAACTAATTATTTATACATTCTGGATACGCCCTATTCATTATGTCTCTAATTTTAGCACACCTTTCATACTCTTCAATTTCTATATAGTACGCTAACATATTTTCAAATTCGGTTAGTTCAGGACCATTGTCAGGATCAAACGCCAGTACGGCCTCATGACCCTTCTTAAACTTCTTAATCATTAACTCTTCAAATGTTATCTGATTAGTTAATACTAGAAAAGAGTTCTCATATGCTGTCTCAAGTAGTATTGCATCTAATTGCATTTGTTCTATTTCACTCAGCCCGTGATCTTCTCCATTATTGTCATCCCATTGTCCCATATTCTATTATTTAAGTTACACTGCGTCTATAAGAACAATATACTAAATTCCCCCAACCTATAAAAACTTTTGACTCAGAACATAGCCCCCACCTGATTAAAAAAATTTTATATCCCCCCACCGGTCCTGGCAAAATTATGTATTTGGCATAGGTGAGACCCTATATAAAACTGCTCCCCGCCTAATGTTTGTGGTTGGGTCACCCCCCGTAATTATCCACACTTAATTAATTAACTTAATACTTTTACAAATGGTTTACTTTAGAAAACTAAACATCAATGAGTCTACTGGCTCAGCAACAATCATTGTGAGCTCTGCTCCAATGTCACAGAAACAAACTACACTTGCTGGTTTGTCTGTGGGAACAAGAACTCAAGGAAACATCTCCTTTGGTGTTCTTTCACTAATAGACCCTGAAACTAATCAGGTGATGCGTAGTGACCACCCTACAATCAAACAGCTTGGAGCTAAGTTGAATGTAGGTGATGAGCTACCTAACTTCAAACTGTCTGACCAAAAGGTTGTCAACCTACAGACTGGTGAGGAGAATGAGAACCTCTTCTGGGTTGAACAAGCCTAGATGAAGTACAGGGGTGTGTGTAACAGCACACCTCTTTTTTTTTAACTAAAAGCTGGAGAGCGTACTCACTAAATTATGGAAAACAGATTGTACAAAATGCATCACAAGATAAAACTACAACTTGATGCTATCTGCCAAGAGGCAGGAGATATGAATGTAGAAGAGTTTATGAAAGTGTATGAATCACTTAAACAAAAGGCTACTAAACCTAAACTAACAGGCATTGACCGTAGATTCCAAGAAGATATGATTGATGCAGAGTTTAGTGAGATGGATATGATGGATGAATGGTAGTAAATAAAGGTGTGTGTAAAAGCACATCTTTTTTTAAACAACTGCTCCCTTCCCATAATATGTACTGGGAATGCATCCTGGGGAAGCAAGGCCTGCGGAGGCTACTGCTTAATACACCTACCAGAGGAGGTTCTACGGATGCACCAGTACTTTTTTTATTTTAACTGCTACTGGTCATACAATCTTATACCATCCATATAACTTTCACTGCTCCCTTCCTTTCTTATGCAAATATTTATTAATCATTAATTATAATTAAAATTATGGAAACAAATTCAGTTTATTTTAGAAAGCTCAATATCAATGAGTCAACAGGAAGTGCAACTATTATTGCATCAGATGTACCATTGATACAAAAAGCTACTACATTAGCAGGCGTTAATGTAGCAACAAGAACACAGAACAACATCACATTTGGCGTATTAAGCCTAATAGATCCAGAGACTGGACAAGTAATGCGTTCTGATCATCCAGTCATCAAACAGTTAAGTGCTAAACTTAATAGAGGTGATGAGATGAAAGGCTTCAAGCTATCTGATAATCCTGTGTTAAACCTAACAACAGGAGAAGAATCAGGTATGTTTTGGATAGAAGCAGTGTAAACCTGCAGTAAAAGGTAAAAACTCTACAGATCTGGTGTAACAACCAGGTTTGTAGTTGTTTTTTTTATTTAAATGTGTATAGCATTATAAATGTGAGGTCTCATACCCACAATATACCACCTTTTACCACTATCATAACTATCATAGCACATTAATATATTAATATAGCTAACATAAGAGCATAAACATTAAATTGGGTATGGTACGGAGATTGACAATTGATTTGCAAGTCATGCGTCCACGTTTATCATCACTCTTATGCTAGCTTATATTACAAGAGTAACTATTACACTCAACAATACTACATGGGTAATGTCTGTCTCTTCCTCTATAGGATAATAGACATAGTACCCGGAATCTTATTAATCAAATGTCTAAATTAAATAAACAATTATGAAAATTTCATCAGTAAAGGTTTTAAGATCAGCAGCTGGATATTACATAGGTCGTACAGAGAATGGTATGCCTTATGATAGACAGTCACGTTATCATAAAACTAAGCAAGAAGCAGAACACACATTAAAAGTAATCAAACATAACCAGGAGAGAGAATATATATCGTATTGTAATCTCCATAATAATTAATCTTATGAAATATATATCAATATTCTTTCTCTTAGTATCTATAATGAGCTGTGAAAAAGAGCCTCTTGAAATAGTAGAGGTACAACAACCGCCTGTTGATACACTCACAGTGTATGCTGTGAATGTGGAATCATATGTATGGGATAGTGTTAATAATACTACAATCATAAATTATAAGTATTATGCATGGGATAGCTTTGATATGCCAGTATATATGCTAGCATGGTTTGCAACAAACCCACCAACTGATACACAAAGTGATTGGTTAGAGTGGGCTATGGACACATCAAATACAAATCCGGATTACTTTATATATACTACATCAAATTACTATATGAGTCTATATGATGTATCATATTGGAATGGAGACTATGAGTATAATCAGTTAGACTTATCAGATCTAATAATCAACGGTGATTCAATCGTACCATTATAAAAACAAATTAATTAATCAATAAACAATTAGAAATTATGAAACATTTATTCAGGTCATTATTAAAATTATTATTCGTAGTAGTACTACCTATATTATTTATAGTAGGAGCATACATGATACTAACCATGTATGAGACATCCGCAGTTATACTTATAACTTTACTGTTAGTGGGCATAGCAATAGTAGCTAACTCTGTTGTGTATTTAGTCTTTATGTCCAAGGTAAGAATGTTACCTAAAGCATCTATAGAAATAGTACCAATATTTGGATTTGCATTTGGTGTAGATCCTCATCACAAGATTGATGAAATCTCTTGGTTGATGCTATTACCGTTTGTATCAATAGAATTTACATCAAAAAAGTGAACCACAGTTCATACAAACAGTACCAGTAGTTAGTTATATATAATATATACTACTGTAGTTAGGCCTTGTAGAATAAAATAATGAGTGGTGGGCAAAATGGATAGTAATAATACCTTTTATATAATTGTTTAGGGT